ATGATCACCTCCATTTTTTGCATTAAAAAAGACACCCTTTCAGGAGTCTACGAAGTTATTGCATATATTAATGACGCTATTGCTACAAGCCACCCGCCCCATTTTCTAATTGTTTCTGCTAATTCATATTTACCTTGTGATGTATTACTAATCTCACTTATCTTCTTTTCATTTTCAGCAGAAAGTTTCAGGGTTTCTCCTAAATCTTGTCTTAATCCATTATATTTTCTAATTATCTCTCTAGTCTCTGATAATTCATCATGCAGCCTTTGGATCATCTCGAATAGATCCTTATTACTATACCATTGTTGCTTTTCATCACCTGCCATTCTAATACCCCCCTTCCAAGTCCATACCCCTAAATACTTTCTTTTTTAGATTATGACTGTTGCAGTGCTTAAGAATTCCTAAATATGACTGGATAGTAGAGTTTAGCTCATCATATTCTATCTCTCCTTCCTCATACTTGCGTTTTTTATACTTGATATTCTTTCTCATTTTCTTTTTAGTGCTCTTGCGAAGTTTACGATGTGTCGGCCAAATAACATAACCCATGAAATCAATACCCAGTGTTATTGGTCTTACCGCAGTCTTATTGTTAAGCTTTAGTTCTAAATATTCATCTAAGAATATTTCTATCTCTTTCCTGATTCTGTGTAACTCTTTCTTGCTCTTACCTAGAATAACGAAGTCATCCATATACCTTATATAGTGTCTAACTCTAAGAGTATGCTTAACATACTTATCAAGCCAATCTAAATATATATTAGCAAATAGTTGCGACATTAAGTTTCCAATTGGTATTCCTATTCCTTTGATTTTCTCTTTCTCAAAATGATGGTCTCCTAATTGAATTCCAAACTCTCCATCGTCTTTCTTAATGATAGTCCAGAGCAAGTCTAATGTATCCTGACATCCTATCTTCCTTCCAATAATCTGTATTAATCTTTTGTGATTAATCCTGTAGAAGTATTTAGCTATGTCAGCTTTGAGATAATAAGTTTTTCCTGGACTCCTATCCATCTTTCTTAGCCAATACTGCAACTGATCAGCAGCATAATGAGTACCTTTGCCTTTTCTGCAAGCACAAGAATATTGATAGAATACTTTATCAAAGATAGGATATAATTGACGATATATTGCCCACTGGACTACTCGATCACGAAAAGGTAACGCCATAATTAACCTTTGTTTTGGTTCGTACACGTAAAATTGATGATATTCACCTGGTGTATATTCTTTGTGGATTAGTTCATTTTGGATTTGAATAAGGTTAGATTCTAATTGTGAGCTAAATTTCAGTACTTGATTTTGATATCTTTTAGATTTTCTAGCTTCTCTATAAGATAAATATAAGTTTTCGAAATCATATATCTTAGAGTATAAATTTCTTATCTTTTTAGGAATAGTATCACTCCTAGATTGATGTTGTGCCGAGCGTAACAACTTTCGACTAAGCTACTAGTTGTTTTCTCGGCAATTTATATTTTTTGCTGGATTGACCTTTGAGGTATCTCAGCAAGGACCAAGGGCCTGTTCCTCAAAGAAACACTGTAACAATAGCCGTAACTATTATTATCTATAAAAAATGTATGAAGAGCACAGGCCAGGCGGCACCCATTATTCGTGTTCACATTCCACGGTCTGTTGTTCAAGTTGACAGTCCGAGCACCACAGTGAACGCCATCATTCCAATTGCCGCCGGCATGGAAATAACGCCCTCAACCCTGTAAAATTTATAATGATTTAAGCCATCCTCCAAGTAACCTGCCTAATTCACTAACTTTTTTAGCAGCATTCTCATACTTTTTATGACTTAGATATTTTCTTTCATGAGCAAATCTGATAAGTAACTTTAATTCTTCAAGCATAACATCTATATCATATAGCTTTTGTTTCTTCTTTCTTGATTTATTAGCTCTGATTATCTTCCTTTCTATATCAATAACTAAATTTTTAATCTGCGTGCATAGAACAAACTTCTCAAATTTCGGAAAGTTGTCTACAATCGGGAAAAACCACAGCATAAAATCGTATGTCTTTTGGTAGATTGTTAATTTCTCTATATTATCACAACCTTAATACAGATATTCAGATTACAGAATACAGATTTACAAAGGATCACAGGCCAGGCGGCACCCACCAGTCGTGCCCACAGTCCACGGTCTGGAGCTCAAGTAGACAGTCCGAGCACCACAGCGAACGCCATCATGCCAAGAGCCGCCGGCAGGGAAAGCTACTAAACCATTATTATTAGGTAGATGCATATCACCGTAACCATCCCAACCAGATTCCATACTTTCATCAAAATCTGTAGCTGGATCATACCATTGCCAAGTTGTGCTATCTTGCCTAATAGACAATTCATCTAACCATTCCCAAACGTTACCTGCACAATCTACAATATTATAATTACTAATAGCATTAACTACTGTTCCTGTAGCTGTTCTTCCGCTATTAGAAGTTGCAGACCAGGCATTAACGTTGTCTCCGTCATTACCTTGCGGACTTCCTTGTGCTGCTTGTATCCATTCAGACATTGATAGCATTCTTTTTTCAACCTTTGCAGCTCTTTCTGCAAAATTATACCAACTTAAACCTTCTGAACCAGTTGCAGGAGTTGCATTATATCTACTTTCTAATCCACCTTGACCGTCTTCAGAAGCTAAATATATATCTACCCAAATATTTCCTACCTTAGCCATCCCTTCGGGTGAACACTTAGGACGATTAACTAAGTCCCAAACTGAATTAGGAACAATGCCTTCTGCTACATCTCCAGCAAGGCTACCTGTCCTAATTCTTGCGTAGTGAAATCCACCGATTTTTCTAGTATTGTCTGCATTCGGGGTTTCTCCAGAAGGCATTGAGCTTGGATAAGTAGAATTAAGTGAAAGAATAAAGTCAGGCTCTACACCTTCAGCAGGTTGACATGCATATACATAGTAATCAGTACCTACTGCAAAACTAGAAAAACTGCCATCATTATCGGCAGCTGCTAATGTAGTTATATTTTCTATTTTCAAATTTTGCCTATCAATTCGTAATGCTAATGGTGGAATATCTACACTTTCTGCTCCATCTGTTTTTTGAATGTTACCTTTCGCATTATAAAACGCTGGGCTATCTACTCCTACTAAGCTGAGCATTTATCAATCACCTCTTGAACTTCAGTTTCAGTAAATCCTAATTGTTTCATTTTTGAATCTGGATTATCAACTAATTTATACTGTACTATTTTTTCAGTGCCATCTTGATTTTCTTCAGTCATTACTATATAATCTTGTGCTGGACCAGTTCTATCACTTTCAGATACAAGCTGTTTATCAAATACATAATGTTTGTCAGCGTTTAATAATGCTTGATATACATCTTTGACTTGCGATGTGTAACCAAAGTCGTCTATAATATTGTCATAATCTTCTCTTGAGTTAAGTCTTTTTGGAAATTCTTTCATATTATACCTCCTCTAGTGCTAATGAACCGCCTATTACTTTTAATGAGTAACTTTTAGTTTGATCTTGTTCATCTTGAAACTTTGGCGAAATCAAATTCCAAGTAGATCCATCACTTCTATACCATCTATTTTCATCAGTGGCAAAGAAAATATAATTTTTATTATCACTACTTGCTGCTGGTCGATTTGCTAATGTATCAAATGTAATAGATGTGTCCAGGTCAGTCAAAGCTTGAATTACATGATAGAAAAAGAAATCAAAAGTTGCTGCATCAGGACTTTCTCCTGCTAAAAAATCTCTTGTACCTGCATCTCTAAATATACCTGGCGCTTCCCAATCTTCAGGTATATTTGGCGTTCTATTTCCTGTTTTCGTTGACATTTAATTCACCTCTCTTATAATGGCAATGGTGTCTGCTCTGGCGGATCATAGTAAGCACCTAATGTACCATTACCAAATCCTTTATCAGTGTCATATTCTGGCTGATCATAAGTATCTGAAAATTTAAATGTACCCTTCCAGCCTAAATCAACTTTCACTCCACCAGCTGCTATCTTCTCTATCAATTCAAGAAACCACTGACGAGAAAATCCAATACTATTAATAGCTTCTGGAGGAATATATATCATTAATCTGGCCACATCTTTCCTATCAGTAGCTAAGGTTCCTTTTCCAAAACCATATTCTGAATCATATTCTGGTTCATCATATTTTCTACTAAAATGAAAAGTCCCCCAATGTGGTTCCTCTATTTTAACTTGATCATTATTAATATCAAAAATAGTTGCTAGAATTTCTATAATCTCATTGATAGTTCCGCTAGATAAGTTAATCTTAGTTCTAGCTTTAAGAAGTATTCGATATATCTTATCATTTAGTGGGCCACGTTCCTGCTTGATATTCTCACCAATGCGATCTAAATTTTGACCATAAGCTTTATCAATAATCCTAGTGTCTTGAATTGCATTTATCTCGTTTTTAAGATTATCTAAATCAACACTAGTCATAGTCAACAGTTTATAATTGTTCTTATCACTATCCTTGTTATAAACATCTGGTAGTCTTTTGACTAAATTAGACAATATTAACCACCACCTTATCTGCATCAGTAGTAGCAACATACCTAGTACCAATAGTGATGTTAGAAGTTCCACTAGGCGGACTAACTGTGTCTATAGTCAAATTTAAATCTTCAACACCTGGTATGCTCATGGCTGTGTCTATACATTTGTTATAAATGACATCCCCCCCTAAACTAAGACCCAATAAAATCTCTCCTTGTGAATCAGCACCACCTATATAATTAATTACTGCATCTTGAACTTGAGTCTTGCCATCACTCGGAAACTTTGAATCATCTACATTGGTTAGATCAACAGTAACATATATTTGTTCTTCTATTGCTCTAGAAAGTTTAATTATTTTATCTTGACCACTATCATCTTGTAAAGTATAGGTTTCATCAGTACCATACGCTTTTATTCCACCGGCTTTTTTCTCTAGTATTGCTTTAGCTATTTCTTCTCCTATGCCACCAAGAACTACAGTCTCTATTGCTTTTGGCGGGATATTATCTACTGTACTAAATGAATCATTCTCAATAACTTTAGCAGCTCTAACGCCATCGACCTCTAATACATTAGCTAAAATAGAATCTGTTGTTGATCCACCAGGCTTATTAACTGAGTCGAGATATCTTAATCTAAGCCGATAATCAGTTTCCCTATCTTGACCACCTTCAGTAGCACTACTATTAGTTACTGAATCCAAACCAGAAATAGGATTAGTAATTACAGTAATGGTATTAGCAGCAACTCTAGTATGAGCTCCCTTTTCTATTGATTCAATGTTTAATGTAATACTACCAGTAGAATCAATAGTACCGCTTTCAGTAGTCTTAAATTGAATAGCTGGGTCTGTATCTGTTTCGATTTTAGTACCTATCGGTATTACTGTGTCTTGATCGCCATTAAAAGTTGCTGAACCTATAGAAACAGTTGGTTCCTTTCGCGAAATACCATTTCGTGCAACAAAGTTATCAAGTTGCTGTCCACTCACAGAAAAAATATAGGCACTATTGTAAACTTCTTCTGCCATATCCCAAGCTAATGCAGTTTCAAAAGCATTTAATTTGATGTATTTACCCAACGGAGAATCATCCTCTAAGTTTATATCATTACCAAATAAATTTCTAGCTCTTGCTTTCTGATCAGCAACTATTTCTTCAAAAGTCTTTTTATTAAATCCTCGTTCATTTACTCCATATTCCACACAATATCACCTCCTATATTTCAACTGACTGCTTAAAATCATCACCTGTAGTTAATGTTCCAGATATATCAATTACTGCATCACGAGTAGCATTATCAGTGTTTATTTCAATACTATTTATTGATTCAATAGCATCATCAGATTCTAGTGTTTTAACAATTTCTTGCTTAATCTCATCTTCTTTTGCTTTGTTCCCTAAAAGTTTAAGCCACGGAATGCCAAAATTCAAATTAAGAAACCACTCACCTTTGCGAGTTGATAAAGAAATTTTATTTCGTTGTCTAACTTCATCTGCTCCTTCTACCATTTTTAAATTTCCTAGATTATCAAACTCAATATCACCATTATCATTAAGATATAAACTCTTCATATTATCATTCCACCTTTACTTTACTTGATGGATCAGGGCAAGATTGATTAGGAGAACCTGTGTTCCCACTTCCTGGATCATGACCCCATGTATAAGGATGTGTATGACCATCTAAATAAGCTTTAACCACATCACCTAATAAGACTCCTTCACTAGCACCATCTGAACCTAATTTAAGAAGATTAGTAGTCTCTAGTATGATATTGCCTGCTTTCTTCATAATCACTTTCTCGTTAGTATCTTGGTTCATAATGAGGAAATCTTCTGTGTTGGAGGATGGCAGGTTAGCTTCTTGTTCTGTTTTTAGCCCAGAAATAACCACTGCATCATCTAAAGAATGTGTTCTAGTATATTCAACCGACTCTGGATCACCAGTAATGATAAGTTTATCTAGAGCTCGCTCATTAAATAGCACCTGGACCACATCTCCTTTGCTATAAGGTGGCCTTATTACGAAATGTCCAGCATTAAAATGAGCAACAGGGCATTCTACTACTGGTGGAATTATTACTTCTTCGCCCTCTAGTTCTTTTTTAGCTAACAATGTCACTTTAGCCCTCATTTTCTCTGGATCATACTCTTCAATTTTTGCCGGCAATGCTACATGAAGTTCGTTTAGTTCTTGATCAAGCATGTTTTTAACCATTTTACTAACTTGCATATTTGCTCACCTCAATCTCAGTAACAAAATCATTACCGCTCTTTCTATGAGTACCTTTATTAACTCTATATAAACCTTCGATAGTCTTAGACTCAATTTTAACTATTGAATCAGTATGAATACGATAATTTAATAATGATTGAACCTTATATGCTTCTTCTTTAGCTGAAGCATCATCGACAACTTGAGGAATTGCAATAAGTCCTGTCTCTGAATTTAATTTTACTATTTGTCTTGTGCCTTTACCTTCTGGCCTTAAGTAGACTCTGCCACGACTGACGTGTAATTTTAGTCCCAAGTCATTCTTAATCTCGTTTAGTGCTTTCTGGATAGTAGTAGAAAACGTTTTCCCTTTAGAATAAGTCTTATCTTTGGTTATCTGTAGATCTCCTATTTCAAGTGGCAGTTCATTAATTAAGTCTTTTGCTACTTGACTAGCTCTAATTCCTGCCCTCCAGGTGCGATTAATTGTTGAATTAAGCCACTCTTTAGTAGCATCTCCTATAACAACCTCTGTCATTTTCTCAGTGCCATTCCATCTAGTGCTGCAATTATTAATAATACCGGGCAAAAGAGTTCCAACATCCCCCTTATACCCGGCTTTTAACAAAAAGGTAGTGTCTTTTTTAAGCTTTTGAATTGTCTTGTCAGCTAAATTAAATAATCTTATGTGACCAGTATTGCCATTTGATTCAGCGTTAAAATTAATTTCAAATTCTATATTTAATCCAGGATATTTAATTACTTTATCATTGGGTAAATACAGTTCAATTCGTTGCCCAAAAGCTCTAATCACTGTTATCACCTACTACAATGTAAGTTTTAACTGACTGCATGAAATTATCAAATGTGATTCCAATCTTTTCAGCCTGCCCTGTCTTATCGAGTGGTATTATTTTTACATTCGTCGGCAGCCGATCATCAATTATATTTTCTAATATATTTACTCCATATACGATCCTGCGGCCATAGATAATTGGGTTTTCTTCCTTATCAAATAGATTGAAACTAAAAAATTCTCCTTGAGCATTATAAAAAACTTCAAATATTAATTCAGCATCTTTTAAGTTAATTGTAAATTTATCTGGTTTCTTATTTATATTTTCTGTTTTTATCGGTAAGTAATTAACTACTGCCATTGGAATCACCACCAATATTAAAAACTTTTCCTATAGAGTATAAGAAAGAATCATCTGATGTATTCTCATCTACCTCTTCGCTATTAGAGTCTCTCTTCTCTGATTCTCCAGCATCAGCTTGAGCCTGCTTTCCTGTAACAGGATCCTTTCCAAGATTAATAGTAGCAGTCTCCTGTTCAGCTATTCTTATTTGCTTAAGAGACATAGAACCACGAAATCCGTTAGCTACATCAACAGCATTGCTGATACTTAATGAAGTAATAGCCATGTTAGGATATGTTCTTAATTCTTTTACATCAGTATAATCAAATACTTGATCAGAGTCTCGTATATCCTGTAATTTATCTCTGCGATCTTCGGCATCTAAACCTGCAATTGTAAAATCAATAGACAGCTCTACTGGCTTATGATTAATATGATCGCCAATCTCTGCGCCATCTTCAACAGGTTTACTGGTCACTTCATTTCTATAATCAATATTTTCAGTTTTAACAACATTAATCTCTACATCTCCTAAAAAAGACATTATGAATCAGCTCCTACAGAAGCAGCATCTTCATTAATAATAGTTTTGAATTCTTCCCTAACTACTCTTCTAGTCTTTTCTGGATTGTCAGACTCATTTATAGTCATATCGAATTTAAAGTCGCGATTATCTACTACTCTTTTACTGCTGGTACTGTAATTTCTAGTAGTTCTATTAGCAGCTACAGCACTTTTAGCTTTAATATTAGATTGGGCGCCAATAGTAGTATTAGTTGGCCCTCCGCCAATAAAATCTAATATTTTATTGGCTGCTCCTTGCAAAAATCCTGGTAACTTACTTATTCCTGTATTAATCATATTGCCTAGAGCCCCCATGATATCTACATCATTTACTAGCCAATTAATGAATTGCACTATCTTATCTTTAGCAAACGCAAATGGGGCTACTACAAAATCCAAAATACCTAATATGGCATTTTGTAACCCTTTAGATAGATTTTCAAAACCTGTGTTCAAGGTACTAAAATCATCTGTAACTAATCCTTTAATAAGACCTGCAATAACACCAATTACTCCACCGATAACTTGACCAAAACCTTTTATAATTCTCATGGTGGCTTCAAACTTATCTTTAACTAAAGGAGCTATAAAATCAGCACCAACTTTTAAAACACCCCATAAAAAGTTTGCTGCTACTTGTATTCCACTTAAAACATCTTCTAGATCATAACCTAAGTTTAGAAAATCTAAGAATTGTTCAAGCAAAGGTACTATTACTGAATCCCCACCTCTAAACGCAGTCCACAAATCTTCTACTATAATTATTAAAGCGACTATAGCTCCAGCTACTGCAAAGTATGGAGCAGCAAAAAAACCACCTATAACTCCCCAGGCAGCACTTGCAAATCCTATAGCAGCACCTAAAGCAGTAACAGCAGTTGCTATTCCTAGTATCTTGGCAGCAACCTGTAATTCTTCACTTCCTTTTAGCACTCCTAAAAATTTATTAGTTACAATTAAAACTCGAGTAAATGTAGGTAAGTATGACTGCCCCATATCTATTCTAATATCTCGTAGAAACCCTTTAAATCTTAATAATTGGTTGTTAAACTCAAATTTTGTTCTTGTTGCATCATCTATAGCATCACTAGATTGCCTGATCATCTCTTTAAACCTTAATTGCATTTTAGTTAAATTACCTAATTCTCTAAAATTTTTCTGATAACCAGCTCTTTGTGCCGCTAAATCTAAATTAGTTTCAGAAATTTGTATTCCCAACTGTCTTACCGCTTCATGATTTCCTATAAGAGCAGACTGCATCATTTGGGCAGCTTTATTTGTCGCTACATTATTAAAAGATCCTAAGTCAGCTGCTAAATCTACCATTCTTTTAGAAAATCTTGCAGCTTCTTTTCTAGCTAATCCCATTGGTACTAATACATCCTGAAAACTATTTAGCCAATCAAATACCGCATATTTAGATCTACCTACATCTCGAGAGAAACTAATAGCCCATTGTTTTGTTGTATCTGCAACTTTTCCAAAGACTACGTTAAACTTATTTACGATTTCATTAGCATTAGCTGCATCTTTGGCAAGCATTCCAATTGCGAAGGTTCCAGCGACAGCAGCGGCACCCAATTGGTATCTGTATCTTTCCAATAATGAAACCCCCCGACCCAAAGTTCTTTGAACTGACTGAAAAACATTTTTCATTTTATTGCCGGTTATAGTCGCTTGCCTTCCAAGGCCACCTATTGCACTTTCGCTCTGCATTGCATTGGCTTTTAATTTATCTACTTCCCGATTGGCTCCAACTAATGGTCCTTTATTAACACCAAATCCAATATCAATGCCTAATGTTCTAGCCATTGCCAATGCCACTAGTATCACCTCCTTCTTTTGCTTCTTCTATCTCTTTTTCTGTTTCCTCGTTGAATATTGCTTTCGCTTCGCACCCTTTTAAGAATTCATCCCAGCTCATTCTATTCACTTCCTCATATGAGCTCAACTCAAAAGCTAAAGCCCATCTTGCTTTTTCATAAGGATTCTTTTCTACTGCTTTTCTATACCTATCGTATTCAACATCAGGGAAAAATCCACTTATATAATCTGGAATATTATCCGATATGTTTTTATACGTTGGTCCCAAGAAATGAGTTTACTTCGGCCATGAATTCCTGGAATGCTCCCATATCTTTAAAATCATCCATTTTTAACTTTGCTGGCTTAACTACTACATTATCTAAAACAGCTTTAACTAATTTAGATTCCATAATAACTCCAAATTCATTTTTGCATTTATCTCGTTGGTTCATGATCCATCCTATCCCTGGATCCTGTACCATTACTTTTTCACTTTCTATATTTTCATTAAAACCATCAAAATCAAATGTATGCTTATCTCCTTGAGCCATTTATATCACCCTCCGCTTACATTATTTTTTTATAAAATTTCACTAAAGACTTCTTCGTAGTCAAAAACTACAATCGTCCACTCGTTATCAGATGCTTCATTGCCACGTTTAAAATCTGGTCTTGAAGTAACTACAGCTTCCGCACCAGAACCACCAACATCACCTGCAAAGTTCATATCCAATGCAGCAAAAGAAAAAGTTTCATCAGAGTTATACAACTGATCTAACTTGTAGTTAGATGGTGATGTGTGCTTTAATTTGATTGTGACCTCAGCTCTATCATCTGCTGACTTATTAACTGTTACATTGCCTTGGGCTCCAACTACAGTACTACGTTTATCTGACATTCTAGAGACAGTAATCATTTCGCTTTCAACAAAACCACTTAACACAAAACCATCTACAATAGTCATTACTTTAGTCGGGTCATAAGTTTGAGACATAATTACACTCCTTTCTAAAATTAGACACTAAAAATACTCATTAATCGCTTATACCTTCAATACTCCGTTAACTTTTACGTCATGAACTGCTCCGGCCACTGTTGCTTCAAAGTTGATATCTGGAAGAAGTCGATTAGCGATAGTATTATCAGGAATATCTGAGCGGTTAGGATAGCTAACGGAATACATACCGTTACCGTCTTTATCTACTGCTATTACTCCTCTCCTTACTGCTAGTTGCAATACTGATTTAAGTTTACTAACTACTTGAGCTATGCCACTAGCATCATAAGGTACTTTTTCGTTATTGTAGAGCAAGAAACTAATATTCTCTTGAATTCTAGCTTTAAGCCAATCTTTTGACCTTTGAATATCTAAAAACCCTCCAGTAGTTTCTTTGCCTTCGCTAGTTTGTAGTACTCCTAACTTCTTAACGTAAGTATTAACATTAGAATCGTGCAATGTACTAACATCAGCATTAAGATAAGTAGCTACCGGTATTCCATTGACAGTTTTAAATTTCCATGTTGCTTGTCCTGGATTAAGTGGTGCTATTCTACCAACAATTCCAGCATCTAAGTAAGGATCTGTTGCATCTGTGCCGCCATCATGGGCAAATAACCCTGTTCTAGAGCTTGCTATATTACCTGCAATAGTAGTAATATTGCTTACTGTCTCAGTAATATCTGGTTGAGCTACAAATAACTTTTCATTAGCACCAGCCCAACTAGCTGCTTCTTCTATATCAGCTTGAGTTCTACTAGCTAATAATAAGAAATACCAATCGTTATGCTCAACATGCATTGCATCTAATTCATCTGTAATAGTACTTGCTGCTGTTGCTACGTCTACACCATAGATTGCTACTTTCTCAGGGCTTGGTTCTTGACTAAGAGCAGTAGCTATCATTTCATAAGCTGGATCACCAGCTGCTAAAGCCGAGGGAATTTCACTTGTCTCTGTAACTTCGGCATAAGCTACATCAGTCGTTGGATCGAATACCAGAGGCAGGCCAAAACCTGCTCGAGATAAAGGTTGCGTTTGGTCTGATATTACAACTTCAACATCACTCATAAATTCTCACTCCTTACAAATTATATTTTACAAATTATATTTTTTCGTGTTATTATCTTGATCAGTAATTTCAATCTGTTCAATAGTCTTCTCTCTCACCTTAATTGTGTCTTCAATCTCTAATATTACATCAAAACCCCAACGATCTTCAAAGTCAGTCTCTAAAAACGTCTTTCGGTTACTTGCATCACCAACATTGGCAATGACAGTATTATAATCTTCTAAAAATCTTGGTCCTAATTGATCTATTTTAAACCACTCTACTGCTTTTTCAATATGCTGCTTTGCATCATCACCATAAGCATTAATACTTACTGTTACTTGTGGGCTACTAATATAACTATACTCAATATCTTTCTCAAAGTTAGGATCATCACTTGCTACTACATCTTTTTTAACTACCATTGATTGCCTTGGCTCAGAAGTTCGAACAATAAAATTATAAACCATTCTTTCCTTAGGTAATTTATCTGGTGGTATTTCCTGATCTGCTTCAATTACTTTTTGAATTCCTGTATAGCTTTCAAGTGGTGCAGCCATGGCTTTGCCTAAAGCATCTAAATCTAACATTATTTCACCTTCTTCTTAGCCACGTATTCATGATAATCAGCATGAATAGTCCTAGGTTGATGTTCTCTTACTTCATAAGTAGCACCTTGGAAAACTATTTGGTCTTCTATTTCGAGAGTTATAGCTTCTTCTTTTCCTGTGCTTTGGTTAATAGCAGTTAAACCCTCAGTTGTTTGTAGCTTCAAGTCTTGAGTAGTATAATCTCCACCTGAATAGTACTCAATACTCTTAGGTGTCATAAAAAAGACTGCAAGCTTAGCAGTATAAGTAGTCTTCGTCCCATCTACCCACTTAGGACCATCAAAATATCCATCTGACTCCTTTATAACCTCTACCTCGGTGCTGTTTTTTCTGATTAAATCACTAAAATACATTTAACGCACCACCTTATAGGTTATTGAATCTATCATATCCCCTGTATCGATTAATGGCTGACTACTTCCTTTTTGTTCTATGGTATCTGGATCGTTTTCTGGTTCCATATTTCTTATTTTTTCTTTAACTGCTTCCACTAAATATTTACCCATTCTTTCTAAAACATCATCAGGGCTTTCTCTACCAGCTAAGACATTCATAACTCCTTTATCGCCCATTTCATCTAACTTACGTCTTTCTTCATCAAAAGTAGCACGAATAAATGAACGTTCTGGAATTATTTCTGACTTGCCGGCAGATCCATACTCATTCACATTTGCTCGAATGATTATTTCTTTACCAGCATCCTTAGGAATCCCAACTTGTAATTCTATATCTCTTAACTTCTCTAAATCGGATAATAGGCTCGGTATATTGTTATTGTCTTTAATTCTAACACTCATATTGGTATCACCCTATAAGGACTAAGTAATGCTCTAACCGTACCTGGCAATTTAGCTTCTGCATTTTCAAAGTATGACTCACTCATATCTGCATTAGACTTTCTTTGCACCCTAAAGTCAGCATCTTGCTGATGATGCAAATGACTAGCTAACATAATAGCAGCATGTTCAATACCTTGAGGAAGTGTTCTTGGATTAGGACTTCCATCATCTTTTGGTAATACATATCCACCATCATAGGTTACTTCTAGATCATACTTTTCAAAATTCCAGCCTTCTGGACGATAAATTACTCCTTCTTCTTGAAGTACTGTGTAAGAAGTTATCTCTTCTACTCCATCATCATAAGTTATACTAGTTACATTAAGGATAGGATATTTTTTTAAAGGCAAATATTCGCTTTCTGTTCCTTCTTTTAATTCTACAATTCCAGTATCTTTTGCAAACTCTCGATTACAATAAGTTTCAATAATATCACTAGCTGCATTAATTAGCATTTCTTTTTCAGTGGCATCAATACTTAATCTAATTTTATCAGTAGTCGTAAGTGCATTATCAGCTAGCATTTATATCACTCGCTTTCAAGTTCTTCTTGTGCTTTAATAGCTTCTTCTTCGCCTCGCACAGTAGTACCATTACTTAATTCGTAATACCCTCCACCTTTGTGATAAGGATATTTTTTTTGCTCTCCATCCTGACTTTCATCTCTTTCTTGCTGGTTCTTTTGATTATCTTTTTTAGAATCTTTCTCTTCCTTAGGGCTAGCTAATCCAGCATTAAACCATCTTTGAGCAAGTTCTGTCTCAATATCTTTAATTTCTTGTCCTTCCGGTACATCTTCTCCTTTATACCTAACCCCCTTAGAAATAACATTAACCATTTATTCCACCTCCATAAAAGGAAAGGCCCTTGCGGGCCCTAATTATTACTTTATGCTACTACACTAGCATCTGCATCTTGAACAGGCATAAATCTAGCATCTCCACGTAATAAATCAACTGCTACCTGAGAAGCTGCATCATCAGAAGTAACTTTAACAGCTAAATGAGTAAATCCATTATTAGTGTCCATTATTGCTGCTTGAACTTCTGCAAATAATTCTACTGAAGGTACACTTGCACCAGTAGAGTTAGTATATTCAACAACTATTGGATTACCATCTAAATCATTAACTGATTTTGCTCCTGTTCCACTAGAGTCTTGAGCTTGCATAAGTTCAAGACTAACCAATGATCCATTTGCAAGAGCTCCAGAGTTTAATATAGCAAGAGCTTTTCGATATTCACTCATATCGAAATAAGCACTTGTCGTACTAGCAGCACCTAAGTTTTGACTTTCAACAGCATTATCTATCTTCATCTGTTCAGATAACCTTTTCACTTTATATCACACTCCTCAATTTAATTTAGATTATTGTAAGACTACAAAAGGACTTACCTTAGATTGTCCATCTCTTAATGTTAATGGTTCTTTCACCCAAGACTGTCCATCAGTGTTACGTACAATCTTAATTACAGTCTTGTTATTCATGAATTTAACATGCTTTGACACAGCAATAAATGGACCAGAACCATCCTTAATCCAGTAGTATCTCATATCAACTAACATTAAGTCACCTTTTTTACCGATTGTTGGTAAATTGCCAGTAAACTCAAGTGGAATCCCTTCTAAAGAAGCTGGGGTTCCTTTAACTAAATTAGGACCAGTATAAACTCTATTTCCAGCTGAGTCTTTCATATCTTTAATATCTTCAAATGCACTCTGAGAAGCAACCCACATTAAATTACTTTGAGAGTATACTTTACTCATCATCTTAATTACATCTTCATAAACTATCTTGCTAGATGTATTTCTAGAAACCAAAATTGCACCGTCAGAATTTAAAATACCTAAAGGTTTACCGACTCCATCACCTTGAATAAAAGCATCATCTTCAGCTTCTATCATTGCTCCTCTAAGTAATTCAGTTAACATAGCATTCATTGCTGCTGCATTTCTTAATAATTTATTACTTACTGTAATAGAGCCACTAACCTCTTGAGGTTCAAGGCTTACATCTGTAAGTTTAGCATCTGAGTCTCCAACAGTTTCTCCTTCAGCAGTCCAATTTACTTCAACTCCTCCATACTGTCCTTTTTTTCCTTGTTGTAAAGCCGGGAAAGAAATCTTTGCATCTGGAGGATTACCTGCTGGAATAACTCTAGCTCTTGGTCTTACTATTGGATCTTCACCTTCTAACTTAAGTAATTCATCACTAAACTGCTCAGGAACTAATATTCCACCTTCGTCTCCCTGGTTCATTGTCATTTCTCTAAGTTCTGGACTATCAGGATTAAACCTTAATTCGTATAAGAATTCTCCTAGGTTTCTAAACTCACTATCTCCACCTCGGCCACCACCTCGTTGCCCAGTAACTCTTACTGGCGGTCGAGTAGGTTCCGTTCGAGAACTATTAGCAAAACCATTTACATCCCCAAGAGTTGAGTTCCGAGACTGGATATTCTCAATCTTGCTCTTAACTTCATCAAACTCATCTCCTAAACTATCCCACTCTTCCTGTTCATCTTCATTCAAAGCTCTACCTTCTGCCTGGTCATTAATCTCATTCATTCGCTCTTGGATTTCTCGTAGTCTAGTTTGTAACTCTTCTAATCCTTGAGCAAAAAGCTGTAATTTCATTTCAGATAAACCATTACTAGTAACTAACGTCATATTAATTAATACCTCCTGTTATTTTATTAGCTTCTAATACCATCTTTCTTAACTCTTCTTGCCTTGCTGTTTGAATATCTTCAGCAGAAACATTTTTTTGCTTATATTGATTAAATACATCTTCAGCTGACCTTACTCCACTTTCTGTATCTTCATACCAGGGGAAAGTTACTGGGCTAACATCGTGTAATTCTCCAACTTCCAATATAGTTCTAGTAGGAACATCTCCAGTTTCATCCCACTCTTCCTTATCAACTGTAAATCCAAAGCTAGACTGATTGATATCTCCACGTCTCATAGATTCCATTAAATCATTAGCATAAGTAGTGTCTGGTGGATCAATTTCATAATACAATCCTTTTTTATCTTCTTTTAATATAAGAGTTTCTGCTTCTTTTCTTCCTAAAATCAAATTAGGATCATGATTGATTAACGCTCTAGTGTCTGAATTCAATATTGCTTTTGTAAAAGCACCAGGTGCAATTTTTTCAACGAACCCCCATCTCTCATCTGCTGGTTTATCAAAAAGAGCAGCATAACCAACAATCTTCCCTTCCTCTTCTTGGTCTTCTCTAATCTCAAAGTTAGTAGAGATAATTCTTAACTCTTTTTCTGCCATTCAATCACCCCCTTATCCTGCTGCTATTCCGCATTCACATCCTCCATGTAATGGTGGATGTCCTATATTGCCATCTGGATCTAATGGCTCATCTCTATCATCTACTTCTAAACTATCTTCTTTACTAAGGAAACTTTGTTCAATTCCTACAACTTTACCATTCATTTCTTGACAATAAGGGCACGGATCATCACCTAAAGTTACCCATCTTATTGTTGTTATTCCTGCTGCCCCATAAACAAATTTAGTAAATGCACCATTTCCTTTAGTAGACTCTCTTGTCGCAATTTTGTCTGGTCTTTTTTCTTCCCATTCATCTAGTCTTTGGTTAACAGTTTCAAACATATCATTATCATCATTTAAAGCTTCTTCAACTAAAGCTTTAATCTGATTACGAGAATATCTAGAATGTTTAATAGCAAGAGTGTCTAAATAATTATCAATAAACCTTTCAAGACCATCTATTTCATCAAGACCAACTTCTTCACTAGCTACTTCACTAATAGCTTCAGCAAATGTAGTTATTACTGGACTTAATTCACTTCTTATCTGTTCTGGAAACTCTTCATAAAAATCTTCAAGCCATCTTTTAAAGTTTCCAGCATTTCTAGATTTAAGTTCTTCTTTAGCTTTAGATCTAACTTGACCTACTTCAGTTTTAATAAGGTTTTCTGCTGAATTCCTAATTACTTTTTTATAACGTGATGCAACATTTTTTCTAGCAGCTGCTGATCTACGTGCTCTTATTTCTTTAATTTTTTTTTGCCTTTGTTCAGCTGTTAAAGGTTTGCTATTACTTTCTAACTTTGGGTTTTGTGAACTCTGATCAATAGGGATCATATTAAGAGGTTGTAAGCGAGTATCTCCATTTTCAACTTCATTCATATTCTCTAGTTTTCTAATATCATTAATAGATAACCATCCCCACTGACGACCAATTGAATAAGCATTGTAACGGCTCTCAATATCTCCTCGTAACAATCCATCAACAACAAACTCAGCAAAAAACCTATTATTAGAAATAAGGTCTTTCTTAAATGATTGCTCCCAATTTTTTAACCATGGCAATAACGAAAAGATAACAAACTCTAATGACTGCTGTTCAATATTAGAAAATGTCGCACGTTCTAAATCTTTTAACATATGCGGAGGTAAATTAAACCACCTTGCTACTTCTGTGACTTGAAATTTACGAGTCTCTAAAAACTGTGCATCTTCTGGAGGAATACCAATTTGCTTCCACTGCATTCCTTCTTCTAAAATTGCAACTCTATGAGCATTATCTAAACCTTGATGCTTCTCTTCCCATGATTGCTTTAATCTTTTAGCTGCTTGGCCTTTTAGTTTCCCAGGATGTTCTAATACACCACCAGGATTACTACCATTCCCAAAAAATCCTGCTCCATATTTTTCAGTTGCAAGACCTAACCCTACACCTTCCCGAGCAAAACTAATTATTGACCTACCTTGAATGCCATTAAACCCAAGACCAGGTATATGTAAGACTCTTTCCTTAGGAAGTTTTACTTGCTTTCCACTAGGAAGTGTTGTTACATAATACAACTCTTGCGCCCTTTCATCTCGCATAGGCCATGTTTTGTTAGGTAGTAACGGCCACAATGCTTTAACCCTTCCGGCATTATCGTAATCTATCTCTGTATAACCATTACCCCAAAGTAATATATGAGCCATTGTAGCTACTCTCCAAGACCAAGAAGTCATTTCGGGGTTTGGTTGGTCATGTAGCAACTTGTATAGATGATGCTGAGTAGCTTTAGATTTACCTTTGTCCTCTCTTTGGTATAAAAATAACGGTAAGGAAGCCAATGTAAAGGCATATATGGTTACTGCATTATAAACAGCTGAATACTTCATAGATTTTTCTTCATTAACATTAATCCCGCTTGCTGTTGATCCTCCACCTAATAAATTAATTAACCATTGTTGAGGACTTGATAAACTACTTATGCTATCCTTAACACTTGATATAATTCCCATTAATTTTCACCTGCCCTTAACCAACCAAAAGCCATAAAAATAACCCCGGCTACTGTTAAGCACAAAGCGGGGCTAAATAACCATAATCCAGTTGTAGTGAGTGTCGTTCCGCTAAAAAATAGAATATCATTGCTATCTACATTCACAATGTGACCACTCCTTTCTAAAGAGTTATAATTCCTCTTTCCTCATACACCGACTTACCATCACCTTCATTTCTAATTGCTCTATCTATTGCCATAATCAAAGCTACAATTCCATCTATTCTTTCTTTCGATTTAGCTTTATCTGGTTTGATGTTTTCGCTTGGGTCAGTCTTAGCTACTACGTTATCTGCCATCCATCTTAGAACTGGATGACCAAAATGGATTAATTTCTTCTCAAGAATCAACTTTTCAACTTCTTTCATTGGTTCAGACATGCTTTTGTAGCCCTGACCCATTGGAACCATCAACAGACCTGCATCATCTAAGTTTTGAGCTAATTGAGTAGCTCCCCATCTATCATGAGCAACTTCTTTAATATCATAATTGGTATAATCATCTATAATCATATTCTCAATAGCTGCATAATGGACCACATTCCCTTCAGTAGCATTAACATATCCTTTTTCTGCCCAGATGTTATAAGGAACACCATCTTCTTGACTTCTTTCCTGAATAGTGTCTTCTGGGATGAAGAATTCAGGTATAATAATATACTTATCATCTACTGGAAATACTTTTAAGTATGCAGTTATATCAATTTTACTAGATAAGTCAAGACCAGTATAACAATAATCGCCTTCTAGCTCTTTTTTTACTCTCTCAAAGTCAGACATATCATAACCAGCTGATTCATCCCAGTGCTTCATATCCATCCATCTTGATTCGGCATTAGTCCAAACATTAAGTCGCTTACAGATTATCCTGTTACGTTGAGCAGGCATCCTTTTAGCTTTATTAATTCTTCTACGAATATTATCTTTCTTAACAGACACATCTAAGTTAGGATTAGCCTTAACCCAATTACTTTCGTCTTGCCAGTCGTCTTCTTCATCAAGTTCTGCAATATAAGCAAATTGACTATCGTCTTTAAAGTCCTTTTTCTTAGGATCAAGCATATCTATACAGTAATTACGGTATTTATAGCAAAAAGACTCCTGGTTAAACCCAGCAGTCGTTATCGCAATCATTAAAGGTTGCCTTCTTGATCCAGTACCATCGTCTAGTACATCCCAAATACCACTATCAGGATGAGCATGTAACTCATCGACAAGGCCCATATGAATATTCTTACCATCGAGGCTGTCGTAGTCAGATGAAAGTGGCTCAAATTTAGAAAAACTCTCTACATGAGAGAGATTGTTTTTATATGTGTCAATATTATTGATATAATCAGATTTTTGTGCCATTCTTTTGGCTGGAGCGAATATCTCCTTAGCCTGATCACGAGTTGTAGCTGCTGAATATATCTCAGCACCTGGTTCATTATCAAAACACATTCCATAAAGCCCTATTGGAGCCATCAATGTAGTTTTACCATTCTTTCTAGCTACTTCAATATATCCTTCACGATATTTTCTAGTACCATCTTCTCTTTTCCAACCAAAAAGACTGCCTACAATAAACTGCTGCCAATCTTCAAGTATAATAGGATTACCAGCCAACTCACCTTTAACGTGAGGAGTTAATTTATAGAAATTGATTATTCTAGTAGCTGCTTGCTCATCAAAATATACATCATTACGCTTTAGGTCATCCAGGTGTCTTTGGCAAGCCCATTTTACTTTCTTGCCAGTTACTATTTCTCCTGCAACTACTGCTTCAGCATAATCATGAACTGGATGTGCCATTTAGAATCTCCTCAATTGTCGGTTTATCGTCTTCTGGTTGTTCTACCTCAATTTTAGTTCTAGCTGCAGGAGTTAAACCAAGAACATTAGCCAGTTTTCTTTTTAAATCTATAAAATCTTTAAGAATACTCACTATTGGTCTCTTTTGGTAGTAACCACTATCGGTAACAAATTCATAACTACCTTCTCTTATCTTCTTATTAAGTCTAATGCAATGAGCATGAGCTTCACAATAATCTTGGAATGTAGATATATCTGCTTCTGTAAGCAACCCAACCTCCACAAGGTGTGGTGCTACTCTCTTCCATTCTTTCTTTGCATAGTAGTCCAGATAGTATGGAGGATCAGGAATTTTTTTGAGTCCCTTAGGTTTTGGTTCATTTTCATTCATCCGATCCTTCCTGTCAGTTCCGTTTAACACCTTGAGCTTACTAGGCTTGTTTGGTCTTCCTTTGTTGCTCATTTTTCCTAACCCCCCTCCTTTATTTTTGACATCGTATGAATTCACCTGACGGCGCGGTCTAGAAACGCCAGGTTTCAGAGATTTGACCCGCCCTCCCCATACTATAAACAATCATACTTTTGCTTATCTTTCTCAGTCTTCTTAGCATGGCAACTGCAGCACAATGATTGCAAGTTATCTAATCTTAACCTCAGCGACCAGTCAACCTTGATCGGAACAATGTGGTCCACCAAATCTGCTGGCTTAGTTATTCCTTCTTGCAAGCAATGCTCACACAGTGGATCCTGCTTAATCTTTTTTCGTCTTACTTTCTGCCATCGAGCTGAACTATAGAACTTCTTTATCTTTGGATTCCGTTGCTGATCATCATATCTTTTGTTTCTTATGCGACTCTCCTTCTTTCTATGATCTTCACAATATGTATTTCCAGCTTCTATTAATTCAGGACATCCAGGATGAGCACATGGTTTCTTACTTCTGCTTGGCATTTAATCACCCACTTTTATGCTCCATAGTTATCATTAGTGCATAATAAAAATATAAAAAACTATATCTGATATCTATATAGATTACATGTAAGTATAGTGTAAATACAAAAGCTCCACCAGGAGGCCGTGCCACTCCTGATGAAGCTTAATCAGATATTGAAATATTCTCTTATTATATATAGTATCATAGATTGTAAATACTTTTGCACAAATTCACCACAAATTCACCACAAATTTAGTCTATTTCAATTTCTAAGATGCCAACTTTCTTTAATTTCATAAATATCTCATTCTTCCAATTCCCTATTGTATTTTCAGATACCTCCATCTTGCAACCTGTCTTTAAGTCAGTTTCTCCCTCAAAATATTTATACCTTACTACTTTCATTTCTCGTTTATTTAAACACTCCAATGCAGCTGCAATTATGTCTCTTTTTTTTATTAGATTAACAACTTCTTGCTTGACCTCTTCTTTATTCGTTACATAGCTTTCTACATCTGAAAATATCGCGTTAGTATTTCCACCTGAAACCTTTTTAAAATCTACAGCCTGTAGTGCATACTCTTTATGAGAATCAATTATTTTAATCTTTATCTTACTTTTTAACTGAGGATATTCTTCCAAAAGTGCTTTTATCTTAGCTCTTTCATCATCAGTAACTTTGCCAACATCTATCTCAGTCATTACAGCTGCACTCCCTTCCTCTCCCTCATTAGATTTGCTATCTTTCGCTTCTCATAATCGAACTCCTGCTCCATAACTATCTCCAGTTCTCCCATCTTCCACGCTAGGCCACATTCCTCACACCTAGCTAATGGATTATCTCCTCTTAGCTTCAGCGACTCTGTCTCACACATAGGACACTCGATCATCAACGGATCACAATACTCAACCTCTAGCATTCTGCAAATATTACGGATCACTCGGCTATATCTACCCAATCTCCTCACCTCCAAAAAGAAAAGCTGCCACTCCTGGTGCAGGAATGACAGCCTGGGTTCTTCCCTCAACTGCTTAGCCGTTTTCTATTTTGCGTTACTATGTCTATCACCTTTCCATCTTTGATTATCAGCCTGACTTCTCCATAATCAACATCATCAGCTTCCTTAATTACTTCTTCTACTACTTCTTGAGTTATCTCTGCCATGCCTCGACCTCCTCAGTCATGATTATATCCACATTTTACTTTATCGCATTTCTTACAATTACCTGGTATTTCTCGACCTCGAAACTGCTTACATAACTCTTTCTTACTAGGTACTCTTAAGTTACCTCTATTCCAAACAGGCTCTTCACACAATATCAATCATCCTCTCTACTACCTCCAAGTAATCTATTAATACTAATCCTGTTCCCTGCTTAATCTCATATTCATCTTTAGCTATCTCCTCATACGGAATGCTCTTTCGACCGCCTTGGAGCTTTCCTTGCCAGTACTTATCTAACAACTCAAATGGCAAGTAATAAAATTCATCTAAACTACTAAACCAAACAATTAAGAATCCAATACCACCGTTGGCCGTCCAACTAGCCAAATGCAAATATTGATGATCTTTCACGTTCTTAAGATCAAATCTAGTCTCTACCTTAGTCTCTTTCGCATCAAAAGCTATTGGAATTCCTTTGTGAATTCCTATGTAATCCACCGTCGACTTCTTTTCATAAAATCCTGTTACCTTTCCTGTTCGCTTGTTAATGCTCAATACTTTCACTGGAGTAGCAATCTTCTGCACCAAGGCTTGACCCTGGCGCAGATATTGCTGATTTGTCTGCTCTATCATATCTTCTAAGTCTTGACCTCTGTTGGCGTAACTGGTGAATCTAGTCATATTACTCACCAGAAACCTGAGGAAAATTCATTCTTGTCTGCAAAATAGAATTTTCTATTCTCTCTAAGTCTTTTCTCCAAGCTCCATACTCACGCATATTATCAACATTAACTTTCACATCATAGTCATAAATCTTAATGTCATAATCACATATCTCTCTTTGAGCTTCTTCTGCTTCTGTTTGCCCTTTAACTCGCTTCCCATTACTTAGCAAAAAGTAATTGTCAGCTAATCTTCGAGGAAATTCATCTGCTAATTCTTTCTCTTCTAATTCAATAGTCCTAAAGACATCATCAATAATAGCTTCTTGAGTATGAGGATCTTCAACAGCTGCCCATATGTTTTCAGCCACAGTAACTATTAAGTCAAACTCTATGAAGTTTTCATACTTACCAGGTACTTTGTTAGCTTCAGCAAAAATAGTTCTACCTTTAGAATTTCTAGCCTTGTCTATGAACTGATAGCCAATTTTGATATTAGCCAACTTAGGATGATGCTTCTTAATTACTTCCTTAGCCACTTCCTCTATGTGCTCTGCTCCTTCTTTGATGTAATTAGCCACCTATATCTCCTCCTTGTAGTAATAAATCCCTAAACAACCTAACTGTAACCTTTTTAACTGTTCATCTGTGCAATGCGCCCTTCCTTCGGTATTATCGCTTTGACAATAAGGACAAGTAATATCTACTTCTTTTGATAGATCTAAACCTGTTATAAAATCCCTATCACAATCTAAGCATTTATACTTTTCTAAGTTATCCTGAAACTTATTTTCTGGATATTCGCATTGGATAGACACTTAGCCATCACCTCTCCTCTAGAAAGTCAACATCCACCTTAATAATGCTTCCTTTTAGATTTGCTACTCCATCCCAATAATGATCTTTTAAATTAATATTATCTAATCCATTAATTGTTGATATTACAAGCATATTCTGTGCTATATTCTCTTCTTTGACTACCATATACTGCTCCTTGGCTTTCTCCTTAACTTCGTTATCTACATTAACTAAAGCCGTAACTACAACTTTTGCTTTAATTAGATTTTTATTTTGACAATCAGGGCACATCCCATCATTCATATCAAAATCATCAACAGATTCTCCACAAATCCTGCAAAATCTAAGCACTTATATCTCCTCCTTGACTTTTCTTTAGCTGCAATATAAAATAAATACGTCTTTTATTTCTGTATTGGCGGTAGTGAGTTAGTGGCTCACCACCGCTTTTTTTTATGCTGAAATATCTTCTGAACAATCTTGGCATATAATTTTACCTTTGAATTCAATTGTATCTCCAGCTTCACCACAGAAAATACAAGCCGGCTCATACTTATTAAAAATTATCTTATCTCCATCTACATAAATCTCAAGCGCGTCACCTTCATCAATATTCATTGTTCTTCTTAACTCTACTGGAATCACTATCCTCCCTAAATTGTCTACCTTTCTTACAACACCTGTACTCTTCATAATTAATCATCCTCCTATTTTGAATAATATGTACAAAATAAACATTACAATTGCCGGTCCTGTCATAAACACTGCAAAACACTTCAGCAACTTCATTTTTTTGCTCCTCAATTAACATAATCTCTAATATACTTCATCCTGGCTGGATGTCTCAATTTCCTGAACGCCAACTCCTGCAATTGTCCAATTCTTCCCCTGGTCACTCCAATAACTTTACCAACTTCTTTCAAAGTTCTTTGTCTACCATCTATCAGTCCAAATCTCAATCTAACTATCTCAGCTTGTCTATCCGGAAGAGTCTCTAATGCTTTGTCTAAGCTCTCTTTGATCAACTCATGTAAAAGATTAGAGAATGGATCTTCAACATTTTCATTGGCTATAAATTGACCAAACTCTGTCTCTTCATCGCTTCCAACTAATTTATTCAAAGAAGCAAGGTTTTGGTTGTATGCTACTTCTAGCATTTCTTTGACTTTCTCTGGCTTCAATTCTACTTTAGCTGCTATCTCTTCATTCGTTGGCTCTCGATTCAATTCATTATAGAGTTTATCTTTAGCCTTGAATAACTTTATCATTTTCTGGTGAACGTGATTTGGTACTCTAATCGTTCTGCTCTTATCTTCAATAGCTCGAGTTATCCCTTGTCTAATCCACCAGGTAGCATATGTACTGAATCGATACCCTTTCTCTGGGTCGAATTTGTCTATAGCTTTCATAAGTCCTAAATTGCCTTCTTGAATTAGGTCCTGCAATTCTAATCCTTTACCTTGATATTTCTTAGCTGTACTGACTACTAACCGCAAGTTATGCTCAATCAGTTCTTTTCTAGCTTCCTGATCACCATCTTTAGCCTGTCTTGCTAACTCTATCTCTTCTTCCTTCGATAGAATATCGTGCGATGCTTCTCGATAATACTGTCCTAGACTCATTATTCATCCTCCTTCTCAATTCTCTAGTTCCCCATACTCTAACTGCTACTACTTCACCAGGTGCTAACTTATCTCTTCTATCTGGGTCATGCATTTTCATTCGACCACTCCTTTCTGCGCCTGGCTAACTTCTCCTCATGCTCCTGGAGGAAGCGGTCAACTAACTCGCGCCTGTGATTCTTGTTACCTCGGTCATTAGCACAAATCAAACCATAAAACATATCTAACACTTCACCAATGAAGTAATTACAAACTATTATATTTATATGGACATCATCAAACCTTTTTACTCTACTATGGAAGAACCTATAACTTAAGTTCAGTTTTCCTACACTAAATGAGGTATTATTGACATAAGAAACATCAACTGGTATTGACCTGACCATATCCTTATATCCAACTACTGTCTGAGCTAAATCTAGCAATTCATGACACCTATCCTGCCAATTATCTGCTTCCAATACTTCTTGCTGTTCCTCTTCTATTTTGTCTATTTGAGTTTCTCTAGTTCTCCAAGGTTCATAAGTTGGTACTAGTTTGATTTCTATCATTCTGCATCACCTACCTCAGGAAACTCTTGAATCTTCTCCTGCCAATCTAGATTATCTTTAACAAATACTGGACCGTTATAATTTCTAAACACTTGATCAACCCACCATCTTTCAGGTTTTCTTGCTCCTGGTCCAGTTTGAGCCCCAATAATAACCCAGTTAAACGGAGCTAAAGTTATATGATCTTCTACATTCCCTAACAATGGTTCAATTGAAAGAAATTTTACATTAGCTTTAACATAATACATAATGTCGGTTCTTTCCATATCTGCTTTAAAATCGGTACCATCTACACTAGTTCCTAACCAGCAGTTACTAGGTATATCAAAATCACAATATCGTCTAGGATTCTTAGTTAACAGCTGGAACGTGTGCTGATCTGCTTGTCTAATTACATCCAAGACTTTCTCTATCCATTCATCTGGCACCCATTCACCGAACATATCTGCCATTGATCCAACGAATATTTTTACTGGCTTACTTCTTTCTAACGGTTCATTAAGTCTATATCTGTGAAGTGTTGGCTCGAATCCGAAAGGATGAGCAGTTTTTCTCAAATCTCCATCATGTATATGACTATCTATATCCCATATTCGGCCATATTCAGTTGGAACAGAACACCTTTTACGATTGAATTCTTTACATTTTTTGCGATCATATTCTGACAAAAACCTATGAGCTATCTTTCGTGCATAACAATATTCGCAATCATGATAACAACCTGTGATCGGATTCCAAGTGAAGTCAGTCCACTCTATTCCTGTTCTGTTCACTCTGCATCACCATCTTCAATATTATAACTATGAACTACTCTATCCCTGTGATCAACCATAAAAACACACTCTCTCCAGCAGTCATTGCAACTCTTGAAGCTTTTCTCCGAGTAATCAAACTCTCTTACATCAATCTCTTTCTCACATACAACCACATTATCTTCGTTTTCGTGAGTCCATAGCACTGTTTTCTTCCTCCTTTTCTCCAAATGTTCCTTGCTTATCAATCTCTTGCTCGGTTTGACTTACTATTCGCTCTATCTCACTTCTGGATAAGCCAAAGCTATTATTAAGCTTGTCTACTAATCGTTCTCGATCATACACTCTACTCACCTCGCTATGTAATTTTGTTCTTTCTTATTCGCTCAAGTACATCAGTCTCTCCGGTCGTATCTAATTCGTGATTGGCAATTGAATATGTAACTGGTTCCTTCATGAGTCTTAATGCAAATAGTGCAGCTGCAATAGTGATTATTGCCGCAATGATGATTAATACAATGAGCATGATTATCCCTCCTTACAATTGTCACAGAGCAAGCCGCCTTCGACTACTATTCTTCGGTCCTGGTCCAGACACCATGGAACTGATATTGACATTTGCTTATATCCGAAATGTTCACATCCATCACTTCCCCGACACTTCGGACATATATCATAACCTGGAGCAGTTTGACAACCACATTCTCGACAAGTCTGATTAGGAGTAGTCATTAGAACCTGTTCAGAATACTGACTAATTCTTCCTTAATCTCTTCAACTTCATGGCTCTTATTTGTTATATGACTTACTCCCTGGATTCTAGTTATCAGCTGACTAATTTGCTCTACATCATCAGTCTCCAGATCATCATCGAAAGCTACGAATACACCTTTTAGCTCGCTATTTTCTTCCTCAGTCTCTGAATCATTATCATCTTCAAATACTTCTGCTACTGCATCATGTATAGCTTTGTTGTCTTCTTGTGATAATTCTTTCTCTTGCTGGTCAACGTCTTCTGTTTCTTCTTCCTCAATACTAAAATTAGCATCTTCTAATTTCTCAATAACCTTGTCAACATCATATTTCTTTTTGATTTTAGATTCAGCATTCTTCTTTAAAGTGCAGCTATAAGAATCAGATATATCTAATTCAGCAGCTACTTCTTTGTAATGTTTCTCTTCGATGTTAGATTTAACAAAAGCCTTAAATTCCTTCTCATTCAAAATACTCTTAAGTTCTACAACCAACTCTTCCGTAGTCATCTTTTCCACTTTTCTCATCCTCCATTCTTTTAATAATTCTAAGTTTATTGAACCACCTTTTCTTAAATGTCCGAATTTAGTATCGTCAAAAATTCCTGCCGGCGTATATGCTTTATCTTTAATCTTCTTTCTAATTTCTTTATATTCTGCAAATAACTTTTGCTTCTGTTCCTGGTCCAAGTCTCCTTTTTTGATATAATCATATAGTTGTTTTTTCTTTTCTACTAGCTTCAGTAGTGCAATATCATCATCTGTCAATTTGTTACCAACTAGTCTAACAGCCACTACCTCACCTCCTCCTAACCTGTCAGTAATTCTTCAAGTAACTGATCATTTTCTTTTTCAGCTAAGTTCTCTCTAGCACTCTCCTCAGGTGCTTGAATTGGAATAGCCATTTTCTTAATTCTGTCTCTTATCCGAAAGTCGTAAGGTAACTTTTCAATTTTGCAGTTACTGCTGAAAATAGTTACTACGTCATGATTAAGTCTGTGGTTGAGTATATCAAATAAGTGATCATTAGTGTCTACCTTGATAGATTGCTGCCCCATATCGTCTAGTATGAGTACTTCTACTTTTCTAGCTGCATCTATCAATTCATGAGTCTTAATCTCTGAATTTCGACTGTAAGTGGCTCTTATAGCATTGAGCAAGTCTCCAGCTGTAGCAAACTTAACTTTAGCACCATATCCGTATATCAATTCATTTCCAATAGCTGATATTAACATTGTCTTGCCTGATCCAGCAGTCTCTGAATAGAAATATAACCCTTTTTTCTTACCTTTCATCTCTACAAACCTAGAAACATATTGCTTAGCTGCTTTCTTGCATACAGCTGCAAACTTACGTGATTCTATTTTTTGATAATGCTCAGCACTAACTTCAAAATCTTCTATCCTGGTCTCTTGGAACTTATCCAAAATAGTGGCAAACTCTAGCTTTTTGCTAACTATCCTTGCTTCTCGACATTCACATTCTACTGCTACTGTTCGACCATCTTCTTCTGCAATCTTGAAACCAGTACCATCACATTCTCCATAAGGGCAACTATGCTTCTTCGAATCCCATGAGTTCAAATGCTTTCTTTTGGAGTCTTGCTCCTTCATCTTTTGATTCTTCTCCATTATTCTCGCTATCGTCTCTTGAATTTCGTTCATTATCACTTCCCCCTTTCAAGACTTCTTTTGCTTCTTCAATAAAACACTGAACATACTTCCAACTGCCAATGTCTACTCCATTCTTTGGATCACCTCTAGTGTACTTGCCTTGCGATTTCTGACGCATCACTGCTAAATCAATAGCTTTCCTAAGTACTTCTGGACTATGTTTTTGCAGATCTTCACTGATCAAATATTCACGGCTAAGAAAATTAACAACTATCTTCTGTTTAGCATAATCAAGAATTTTTTTGTATGCAGGATGAAAATCGTCATCTTCTTCTGTATCTCTATTATGTAATCTATTACCTTTAACGTTACGTAACGTATTTATTTCTTTATTATTAGTTTCTTTAGTACTAGTTTCTTTAGAGCCTCTATGATCAGCGCCATCACTGGGTTCAGAGGATTGTGATGTTAGTGTTTTACTAACCTTTTCATCATTACTTGTTAGTGTTTTACTAACCTCATTGTCGTCTTGGGTTAGTATTTTACTAACTTGCTTATCTTCGTTACTTAGTGTTTCACTAACATTATCACCTGTGTTATTTAGTGTTTTACTAACTTTCTGATGTTCTTCACTTAGTGTTTTACTAACTTTTTTACTACTTAAACTTAGTATTTTACTAATATTTTCGTCTGTATTTCCATCTAAATTTGCTTCAAAATCTTCAAATTGACGTTTTAAAATCTTCTTAAAATTGACTTTTCCATTGACTGCTGTCTTTGATAATGAGATCCTCCAACGGTCATAATCTTTGTTGAAAGCTATCAAATCATTTGCTTCATCCCAAAATATTACTCTAGTTTCTTTAAGGTAGTTTAGTTCCTCTGCTATATCAGTTGGATAGATTCCTACTGCTTGAAAGTCACATTTTTTTAATTTGGCAACCTTCTGGTCGAAACCATAACTACATCTCCATATTAAGAAAAGTATATTATATTGTCTTTTACTAAAGTCTGATTTCATTATTGCTTCTAAAAGTTCATTAGATAACCTTGTAAAGCTATCCGGTTGAGGATTAGCCACTCATTTCACCTCGCTTATCTGCGAATATTATGCTACAAATACCATCTTGCCTGTTAACTCCTGAATCTCTCGTTTGAACCGTTCTTCATCACTATTCCGATCACTAAGATGCAATAAATGAATCTCTTTCACTCGACTTAAATCGTTAACTCTCAAGAAATCTTTCACGTTCTCTAAGCTAAAATGACTCCTAAGTAATCTCTTCTTTTGCACCGCTGGAACTCGTCCAGATCTAATATTCTCATCGAGTATGTCTAAAGCATAGTTACACTCGATCATGATATGTGTGAGTCCTGGGAACTTGTATCTTAGATAGTATGTATCTGTCGCATATAATAGTTTGTCCCCTGCTTCATTTGCTAGCAAAAAACCCAGAGGTTCCTCTGCATCGTGTTGGATTTCAAATGGTACTATCGTCCAGGTTCCTAGCTTGAATTTTCCCTTAGGCTCTATTAACTTAATCCTATGACCATGCTTTTCTGTTGCCCATATTGTTCCCTCCGACACATAACAATCAATTCCTGTTCTAACTATGTCATCAATACTCTTACAATGGTCCCCATGCTCATGAGTAATAAGACATCCAGCCAGTTCATGAGTCTTGAAGTTAATCCCTCGCTTAATCTCCTTCATTGATATTCCGCACTCCAGGAGTAAGGGAGTACTACCATCAGTTACATGGTAGCAATTCCCCTTGCTTCCAGAGGCTAATGTCTTAATCTCTATCATCTTAGAATCCTGGCCCTTCTGTACCGGTCTTTTTCATATTCATAGTCTCTTCCGTATCTGTGAAAGCAGGTTGTTCTGTCTCTTGTTCCTCTTCCTGATCTGCATCGTTAGATTCTTCGGTGTCTATATCGATTACTTCACTATTAGCATTTTCATCGACTTCCTTTTGCACTTCCTGTTCTGCCTTGGCTTCACCTACGCGATTGAAGCTTTCAATCATAAGATTACTATCGTTAGAAGAGTTAATATAAGCTTTACAAGTTCGATTAATGACTGTTTTCTTGGCCATCTCTTCTGTAAACTTATTATGAGGACTACCTCCACCTTCTTTGTAAGTCTGACCTTGCTTCCAAGACTGCTTAATTTGGTCCATAGTCATTATATCTACATAATCAGGTCTTTCATCTGGGAAAGTAATTACTGCATAAGCTCCAAGCGGTTCCCCATCAACTTTATTAGCAAAACTCTGCTTATGCTTAGTGATCACCTTCCTCCCTCTTTCAATCTCATACTCGAAATCATCACCCTTATATATAATCTGAGCATATACATCTTCAGCACCGGCAAACTGCTTAGTAACTGCTATAGTACCAAAATATGATCTCATACAGACTAATTTATTTCCGTATGCTACAAAATAACACTGATTCTTAGCTGGATTCAATCCTTGTACAGCCATATCTAATAATGAGTTGGCTATACTGTCTCTGCTACAAGATTGAAGCACTGGTTTACCACTTTTATTTTTAGTACTCTGCAACTCTAACCAAGCACTCTTCATGGCGTTCTCTACACTATAATTAGGTGGAAGGTCAATCTCACCGCCCTCTTGGAACTCTCTAATCCTTTCTGTGACTACATCAACTGTGTCTTTCTTAATCATTGCTAATTCGTTATTACTCATTATCTAATTCCTCCTCAATTTTAATTTTAGATATTTGATATCTAGCTCTTAATTTATGACCTTTGCTAATAGCAGTGTAAATGCTTCCAATTCCCTGTATATTTCGCAATATCTTTCGCTTGTTCAAAAATACCTACACACTGATTTTTGTTCTTGATGTCATATAGGCCATATACTTCTTCCATAAAAATCACCTCATATTATATAGCCTCCTTCAGCTCTTCACGCTCAACTCTTAGTTCCTTATCTTGCTTGCTAACTATTAAGCTAATAAGCTGACTATTAACATCTATCAACTCGGTAACACTCTCACGATTGTCGATGAAGATTGGAGCTTGGAATTGGTGATGCTTCGACAAAGTATTAATAATATCTAATCCAACATTGATGCAGGCCCCATTGTTCAAGCCTGTGCCATAAGGAACTCCTTGGTATAATGTCTGGCATACTTCTTTCAATCCTCCATTAATCTGCTCTTCAAATAATTTGAAATGAGCGTGATCAAACTCATCATTAATCTTCTCTTCCAACATGTTAACTTTGCACCTGGTGAACTCTTCGCAAAGATACATCTGCTCTTCCATCTTGCTATATTCAGCTGCAAGTTCTTTCTCCTTAGCTTTGAGTTCTTCGATTCGCTCTTGGGCCTTCTCATACTGCTCAATGTCATTCAGCTTGCTCTGTAGCTCATCTATCTGCTCCTCTATACCATCTACTTCTTTCTCGATAGCTCTAATCTTCTGGAACCTATCTCGCTTCAATCCTTCGATGTCCTGCTTAATTTGCTCTTTCTCTTCGAGCTTCTCTTGGTATGTATCTGACTCTTGGTAAGCCTTGGCTTTTTCTTTCAAGCTCTCGATTTCTTTCTTGATCTGCTCTGCTTTCTCGTTGCAATCTGTTTTCTGGTCCTCTAATGACTCAATCCCTTCTCTTAATCTTTTATTCTCTGACATGAGCTTTTCACTCTTCTGCTTGATCTGCTTGCCTTCAGCATTAATGCTTTCTAGAGTGTCTGACTTCTCTTGATTGAAATCTGCTCTTGCCTTATCTCTAGCTTCCTGTAATTGCTCCTGAGGGATATCCTGCCCGCAAGTAGGACAAACCTCTTTCTGGTCAAAATCAAACTCTCTGTCATCGACCTCATACCATTTCTCTCGAAGTTTTTCAGCTTTCTCTTCTAACTCTTCAATCTTAGAATCATTATCTGCTTCATCTTCAGCTTTAGAACTTATTTCACGCTCCAAAGCCCTGAATTCATCTCGTGCCTTCTCCAATTCATCCTTCTTAGCTTCTATCTTATCCTCAAATTCAGCTCGATGATTATTCTTGATATTCAACAATTCAGTCTCTATTTCAGCAAGTCTCTTTTGCTTCTCAGCGACTTCACCACCACTTTCAATCCTGTTAATCTGCTGCTCTTTCTGCTTCTTCTCCTGCTCCAGGTCCGCAATTTTCAGTGTTATCTCTTTCTTATCGAGATCTGAAATATCCGGCAATCCCTGGGTCACTTCATCTATTCGGACCGGTAGCTTGTCTAATTGTCTGTTAATCTCTTTTTTCTTAGCTGCTACTACTTTCTTGTGATCCTCTAGGCTTCGCTCTTCTAGAATATCCTGTAATTTCTCAAGCTGACTATTAGAATCTATCACCTCCTGATCATCAACGTCTCCACAGACTTCAAGCAATATTTCACGTCTATCTTGCCAATGCAGCTGTTCATTGAAGTAGCTCGGATTAGTTAATAGTTTGAAAATATCTTCATCGATAATCTCGCTAATCCGCTGATCATACTCTGATTTCTTAACCGGTACCCCATTAAGAGCATAATCTGTAGTGTGTCCTGTGAACTTCTTTTCAGCTGATCCACGCTTCTTGGTCCACTTTTCGTAGTAAGTCTTCTTAAGTGTTAGTTTGCTTCCATTGATTTCAAGAATTGCTTCTACTTCATGATCCAGGCCATGAATTACTTCTCCAGACTCATTCAGAGTCTTGATATCAAATTTCTGAGTACTATTGTCTTTCGAGTCTTTGTCGAATAGTAACCAGGTGAACGAATCGAATAAAGTTGTTTTGCCTGCGCCATTATCTCCATACACCTTTACATTTGCCCCTCGAGTATCAAGACAAAATTCCTTGATACCTTTGAAGTTCTTAAGCTTAAGCTGAAGGAGCTTGATTTCTTTAGTCATCTATACCACCTCTCCTTGAAATTCAAGCCAACATTTATAACTACAGCAACATTCCCATTGATTATTAATATACTCTGGTACTCCTTCACCAGCATCAAAAGCAAATCCGCAATTAACACAAGTTTTTGTTGTTTCTTCTGTATCAACCATTTATACCGCCACCTTCTTATCTGTAATTTCTTCTTTAGGACGCTGCTCGATTATTTCCCAAGTGTATGTTTGTCCTAAAAAGCTGATAACAAAAATATACTTAGTTCCTATTTCAGAATCTATCTTGATCACACTCTCGATCTTCTCTCTACCTATTGGATAACCACACATTAGAATAAGCTTCTCCATAAACAACTCTTCATTTTCAACAGCTTGTCTCTTAGGACCAAACAATTGATTAATGATGTATCCTTTCTTTTTGATCTCTTGCAACATTTCTTCAATATCAAATGATAATATATTACCTTCGATTACTTTGTTGAAACTCTTAACTCCAGCTTTAACTTGCATGTAATTAACGAATCTAACTGATGTTACTCTATCCATAATCTCTTGAGCACTTTCTAATCTTCTCGGTGTTTCCATTGATAATCGACCTCCTATATGGTATAATTAAATATAAGTTAATTAAATATTCTTTCTTGCAAGAGCTCCATTGCCGTGGAGCTTTTTTTCATTTCTAAGCCTAATCCTATCCAGTAATACTTCAAACGTCTCAGCAAATCTAATCATTGTAAACTGTACTCCTGGAGAAACATCATAGATCTGCTCTAATTCATCCATCATTCTTTCAAACTCTTGCTCTGTCAAATCATCTCTGCTTGTCTTATTTGTTATACCCATTGTTAACAGTTTGTCTATTGCTTCTATACCTTCAACCATCTCTTCTCTTAACTTAGCCAATACTGCAATAGGGTTATCATTAGCTCCATCCATATAAGGCGCTGTAAATATATTAGAATCACATTCTTGACACCTTTCTATTGGTAGTCTCCAGCTCTGTAACTTCTTAACTGCTTTCTTGATCACTACATCTGGTATATCAATTTCTCTTCGTTCCATGCCTGAAACAGCACTCTTTGAGTACCCTAATATTCTGCCTAACTCTGTCTGAGAAAGCCCTCTCTGCTTTCTAGTTTCCTTTAATACTGTTGCTACACACATCATTGTCACCTCACTTTCAATTTGACATTAGCCTTGTCAATAACTTATAGATGTTACACCTCAATCTTGCTATAATTAACATAGAAGATAAAAATTACATATTTGGATCACGTAAGAAATCTTGAAACTTTGGATAATGCACTACTAAATGCCACATCATCATATTCCAACTCACCTACTTCACCTCCCTTCAAAGCCTGTACACTTTCTTTCCGAGGTTAGTTCCCACTAGCCCACAACTTTCATTCTTTCCTCAAAATCCTGTGTATCACTCGCTTCCTTGCTAATCCACTCAATCAGCTCTCGCTTTGGCAACAGCTTTCGATCTCCAATCATTAGATGCGGTATTCTATCCTGCTTGATTAGTTCATATATTGTAGCTTTGCTTACTCCTAACATTTCTTTTGCTTCTTTCACACTTATCAGCTTCTGCTCAGTCTTTGGATCAGTTGAAGCATTCTTGACTTCTTCTCTGAGTAATCTTAGTTCTTGTAATATTTCCTCCATAACTCCCATTGCTTATTCACCTCCTTGGTCCCAATTTATTTCATCATATCCCTTTCTTTCGAAAGTTTTGCCAATCTGCTCCTTGAAATCTTCAGCTGCATCTTCTCCAAGAGTCTCTTTCATGTCTTCATACATTGATCGTAATAAGCTATCTGATAGATCGTTATCCAGTACCATCACCTCCTTCGAAGTCTTGAAATATCCTCAGTAGATCACAACCATCTGACTCAGCTTTCCGATTCATATAGAAATCATTAGCTTCCATTTCATTTTCAAAAACATGAACCTCATCATTGTAGATCACTATCCAATTAGCAGTTCCGACATCTGCATCATGCTCAATGAACATTATCTATTCTCCTTTCACGCTGATTCTGGTATTTCTGTGGGTTGCAGGTCTTCTATTCCCTTCTCTCGAAAGTTTATCGTAGAAAGGAGGTGCAACCTATGTTTGAATTCGACTTCGAAAAAGAATTTAACAAAGAAATTGCTAGTCATTTTGAAGATTTCATCACATTATCTAAGCAAATACCCATCTTATATGAAGAAAATCAAAAGTCAGTAGAACATTTTTCTGAACAAGCAATGCAAGAGTTTAGTGAACTTTATAGTAAAATATGTGCCAATGTCTTAGAACAATACCACACTGATTTAATACACTTCTTAGAAGAAAAATTTGAAACTAAATAACATTCTAACTCTGTCTTAGCCCCAACTAAGGCAGAGTTACTTCTACTTCTATATCTCTAAGTTCCTTTGTTAATCTCTCCAACTTGATTAAAGTTTCTCTTATTTCTTTGGTCTTCTCCTCCAACTCCTTAACTGCTTCTGACTTAGACTTTACTTTTACTTTCATACTCTCTCACCTCCTCACGCTGATTCTGGTATTTCTGTGGGTTGTATTGACTATAAAGTAGTCAATAAGTTACTTGTTTAAGCTGTTTTGTCTATTTCTGGGACATTAGTGTTCAAAAAAATATCTTTTCCTAATAAATCCATCATCCTAACAAAAAGCTCAAAAGAAGGGTTTTTGCCAGATTCTATATTAGCATAATGAGAACGGCTTATCTCTAAAAGGTCAGCCATTTCTTCCTGAGTCATATCTAAATCATCTCTAACTTTCTTTAATATATCTCCTACATCCATGAAAAGCCCTCCTTTCTCTTAACTTACTATTATTATAGTTTATTTTCGGGACATTGTCAAGTTTAAAAACAAAAAAAGTCGATAATCAGAACAAAAGTTTATTTTAAGGACATTATATTATATAATAGAACCGAGTTAAAGGAGGTAGTTTAAATTGGAATTTGGCAAAAGGCTAAAAAAACTAAGAAAAGAATCAAAATTAACTCAGCAAGAATTGGCCGATAAATTAAATATAAAAAGATCTACGCTAGCCGGCTACGAATCAGGTAAACAACCATCATACGAAACTCTAGTTAAACTTTCTGATATATTTAATGTCTCAGTAGACTATATACTAGGAGACACAGACGAACGTAAAAAAGCAGATCACATCAAAGCTGCACTATCAGATGATCCAGAACTACTTGAGTTCTGGGATGAGATGAATGAAAGAGAAGATCTTAGAATGTATTTCAAGAAATGCAGTGAACTTAGCCCTGAAACAATCAAAAAGCTCATTCATATCTCCAAAGTTTTCGAGGAAGAAGAAAGAGAGCGACATGGAGGATGAGCTTGGCTAAATCTCTGGGCTTACCTAGCAATTTAGACAAGCTACATGAATGGGCTAGTTTACATAATATTTACATTGCTACAGAAAACTTTGATCTAGAACTTTGGGGATATGCAACTAAATCTGACTACGATTCATATTTAGTGTTAATTAACAATCGTCTTTGTTATGAAATGCAACAAAAAGTATTAATGCATGAACTAGTACATATTCTAAAACATTCTCCAGGAAGTCATCCTATCTACAAGGATCAGTATGACATCGAAAAAGAAGCAGATGAATTAGCTGAAAAGATTATCAAAGATGCAAGTGGTTGATTTTTTATTTTGCTTTGCTCAGAAATATTTAGTAATATGACTAAATTAAGGAGGTGGTTTTAATTAAGTGTACTAAATGTGGTCAAGAAATAAATGATAATTCTAAATTTTGTCAGTATTGTGGCGCTAGACTTTATAGCACTAAAAATAATAATGAAAAATGGTACCAAAAAAAGGGTTGGATTATTGCATTATTATTTTTGTTTTTTCCTGCTGGTTTATTTTTAATGTGGAAATCAAATAAATTTAATAAAACAACTAAAATATTGGTTGCCATATTTTTTGTCTTTATGTTTATTATTACTCCTGCTAGCCAAGAAAAGCAAAATATTAATCAAGCAAATAAAACAACAGTAGAAAACAAATCAAAAACTAATAAAAAGTCTACTTTGAATAAAGTTAATAATAAAAATCATAAAGTCAACCCAACCGATATGACAATAGATGAGTATACTACTTATTTAGTTAATAATACAATAGGCAAAACTACTAACATGGGTAATACTACTTTAATAAAACACACATATTCTAAAAATGATAACGAATTATTTTTAGAGTTATACGCTAATGAAAACTTTAGTTCAAATATGACTCGAAGAGGGATCATTATGGATAGTAAAGATATATTTAAAAAATTCTTCAATGACCGAAAAGATGTACGTAGTTTAGTACTTGGATGGTACTTAACTTTAGTTGACCAAAGAGGAAATGAAAAACTAAGCAGAGTGTTATTAATAGATATGACTAAAAGCAACGCTAACACTATTAATTGGAGTAATGTAATAACTGACAATATACCTGTAATCGCTAACCATTATTGGGTTCATCCTGCTTTAAAATAATAAAAAATGGTTGATCTCATGAAAAAAACAGGTAATAGACCTCATTTCAGAGGTTTTCTTTTTAACTTTAAATCGAACATACATTCTTTACTTGACGCCGTAATTTGTAAAGGAGATGATATTCATGGCTCACTTAAGAAAAAGAGGTGACAACTGGCAGATTACAATCGAAGTTGGTCGTGATCCAGTCACAGGTAAACGAGAAAGAATCTATGAGACAGTCAAGGGAACTAAGAAGGAAGCAAGGAAGCGTATGCATGAACTAGCTTATCAAGTCGAAAACGGAACTTATGTAGAACCATCAGAATTAACTATGAAGGAATTTATGCTTAAATGGTATGAAGACTATTGCAAAAATAATCTTGCCCCTTCTACGCAAGAATACTATGAGATGATCATCAATAGTCACTACATTCCTCTACTAGGTAATATTAAAATATCTGATCTTAAGCCAATGCATATTCAAAGCTATATTACAGAGAAGTTGAATAATGGCAGATTAGACGGTAAAGAAGGTGGTCTTTCTAGAAAATCAGTTAAGCGGCACTATACAGTCTTGAATCAAATACTAAAATATGCTGTAAAGTTACAAGTGATTGATAGAAATCCAGCTGACCCAATAAGCCCACCTACTCCTAATAAGCCTGAAATACAAGCTATGACCCACGAAGAGCTTAGTGAACTGTTAGAACATGTAGAAGGTTGGTTATATGATTTTATCTATATAGCATCCTTCACAGGCGCTAGAAGAGGTGAATTATTAGCATTAAGATGGAAAGACGTAAACTTTAAAGAAAAGAAAATACAAATCAAACAGAGTGCATCTAAATTATCTGGAGGTAGATTAGTTTTTAGAGAGCCAAAAACAAATTCAAGTATTAGACCTATCGATATCGATGAAGACATTATCAAAATATTGAAACGTCGCAATAAAAAACAAAAAGAAGATAGATTGAGATTAGGCGAAAATTACAATAATGAATATGATTTAATATTTGTAAAAGAAAACGGAAATCCTTATTTCCCTGATTATGCTACAAAACAATTTAAAAAAGCCGTTAGGAAACTTGGTTTAGAAGAATATCGATTACATGATCTGCGGCATACCCATGCTACACTTATGTTGCAAGCTGGAGTTCATCCTAAAATAGTCCAGGAGCGTCTTGGGCATTCTTCTATTACTCAAACTCTTGACACTTACTCTCATGTAATTCCATCTATGCAAAAAGAGGCCGTCCAAAAACTAAAAAATAGCTTAAAAAAGTAAGTTGGGCGACAAAATGGCGACATTTTATTCTGTCAATAAAAAAAGGGTTAAGAGCAAAAACACTCTTAACCCTTGATATTATAAGCTTCATAAGTGGTGCGGACAGATGGGATCGAACCATCGGCCTCCACGATGTCAATTTTATTATTGCTTTTTTTAACGTTTTTTAGAGTAAAATAAGTCTATATACATTGCTATTATAGACCCTTATTTAAATTAAATTAAAATGAAAAAAATAATCGGCGTCAAGTTTGGCGACATTGTGGCGACATGATGTCGTCATTTTTATCTACATTATAATAGAAATAAAAAAGACCAGCATTAACTGGTCTTTGGATCACCGTATAGCCTTTTCATAGCTGCATGCGTGACCAACCAATTACTTCCTGACTTGCGAACCTCTCCTTTCTCGAATCTGTCATCATACTTTGCTTTCCTCAAAGTTGAATCCCCAAGCCCCCATTTTTCTTGAGCTTCAGCAAATGTATATACTGTGTCTAGGTTATTGAGAGAACCAACCGAAAGGCCAATTCCGTAACTAGTCTTAGGATCATTATTATCAAAATGCTTTTTTGATGTAGAAAGAAATAAGTCGGCTATAATTTCTCTATACTGTTTGCTTTTTCTATCACCTTCAAGTATCCTTTCCAAAGCAACATACAACGATTGCATGTCCTTAAGATTATTAATTCTCGTTTTCCCTTCTTTGATTAACCTAACATAGCGATCATGATTAAGCTCGTTGGCGCGTGTAGCAATAACTCCAAGATAGAAAGCGATTCTATTAACATTATCCTCAGCTAGCTTGCTTTGTTCAAACTTCGTAATCATATCCATGATTAACCATCTCCTTTTTTGTAGTTGGCTCCTTTTTTGTAGTTGGCTTTTTAATAAGCAGAAGCCTAACTGCTATCAATTACTTAATATAACCTTTCTCAACAGCTAAATCATAATGTCTAGCAAACTGATCTCTATTCTCTCCAAATTCTTCTTTTCTCTTTCTTGATTCTCTTCTAAATTTGTAATCATACCATTCGCAATCACTGTATTCCTCAACAAAAACTCCAACTTTTCTTTCATCTTCAATATCATCTTCGTTGACTTCTTTCCACTCTATAACTGACTTTGGAACCCAAACTTCGTCATTAAATAATGTTGCTTTCTCGGTTTCTTGTGTAACCTCTAAGTTTGAAAACTCATTAAGTAAACATTCTTGAGCAGAGTTCTTTCTTAACCACCAATCTTCAATAATAGGTTTTTTATTCATCTCTTTTTCCTCCTTTTCTTCTTTCCAAGCTAATTTCAATGCCAAGCTCATTCTAGCTCTATAATTACCTTCAAAAGTCTTCGCCAACTTGTGTGCCTTTCTCATTAATCTGCTTAACATTGAAATCAACTCCTCAAATTATTTTGTGCCGTCTCCATCACTTTCTATATATATTGTAACACATGCGTTACATATTGTCAAGAGTTATTTCAATTTATTTCTATACAAATAAAAAAAGCCCCGCCACCAAACGGCAGCGGGTACGATTAGAATCTGTAATTGTATTCAGCTGATATACTTTTGTTCTTGATATCTAAGTCTACATCCAGACCAGGATCGGGCAGCGTCACTTGGTATTCCCTGATTTCTTTTGCGACTTTCCCTTATCAACTCGCTTGATTTCATTAATATGCTTATTAAGTTCCTTGACTGCATTCTCATCCGTCTTCTCTTCCTGCTCTATTACTTCATTTCTAACCTCAGTCAGCAACTTTGCTACATCCTCATTCTCTACTCCGGCACGCTTAAGTCCATTTTTGACAGCCTTAGTTATGTCTGGGATTGATGCATAAGCTACATCGTCAATCTCATTTTCTGTGCTTTCTACAAACTCTTTTCCTTCCTTGGCTAACTTTTTGATATAACCTTTGCTTACTACAAAAGCAACAATACCACTCAATATGATAGGACCTAATGAATTCATTAATAACGCTTCCATAAGTAACCATCTCCTCTTAATTTTATATTTCTGTCAATTCTAATCAAACTAACTCCATATATTTTGTTTCCATTCGTCGTTAATCAAATCCCTGCAAATCCCTTTGTATCCTTCTTCATTATGATATAAGTCACAACTTATCTCTTCATAAAAATCAGGATATTTCATGATTAGACCGTGTTCAAAATGAATATCCTTCATTGAAGATTGGAATTTTAGCATAATTGCTTCGAATTCATTATATCTTCTAGCTTGCATTCCCTTAAGATCATAGAAGCAAATTTCATTAAATTTAGATTCCATAATAAATTCAAGTAGTTCTTTGAATTCTTTCTCGTGCATATACCCTACAACTACATTGAGCCAGATTTTATCGACATCATTTTTGTCAATTTTTCTGTCCCATGCTTCAATTTCTTTTTCATTTGTAATATTAACTCCAACTGTATATGCCTTTTGAATAAGATTGTAGTCAATATCATGATCCTTGGTCATGAATGAGGTTTTAATATTGTGCTCAATAGCAAAATCTAGTATTTGCTCTAAATCAGGATGTAACGTCGGGTCTCCACCAACCAGATTGAATTCATTAGTCTTATTTTTGTGAGCAAGCATAAATTGCTTTATTTTGCTAAGCTCAGCAACTTCCCCTTGACCTTTATCTTTGTTATTTTGAATACAAAATCCGCAACGGAAGTTACATTCGTTAGTTATCCGTAAATCAATTAAACGAAAATGTTCATTTTCTAATTCTACATCTTGCATAATTATCACTCCTTTTCAATTTCTACACGCTTCATCCACCCTCTGATGAACACCTTTTGACTCGGATCATTAAGAGCTATCTTAACGTATCTTTCACCCTGCAGGATATTCATGATCTTAACTAGCTCATCAGTATACTCAAATTCATTAACCGCAGCTGCAGTATTGGGTCCCATAACTCCATCGATTGCTATTTCATTTTCTCGAAAGCAATTGACAGCCATTTGCAAGTGCTTCGTTGCTGTGAATACGCCCATGTTAACCGCCTGGTCAAAACATTCGATTCCTACTTGGACCGGAACATTTTCGTATTGCCAGTAGTTTTCTCGATATATTTCCTTAGCTTTCTCCAATGACAAATCCCTCATATCACCTTCATAACCTGCTGCTCTAGCCACTTCTTCAGTAATGCCAAACTTAGTAATTCCTCCTCGATCTGCTTCATGATTGGAGTAGCCACCTTCGTAATTCAGTACTTCCTCGAATGCTTTCTCGAACTTTTTGCTCACATGATCACCTCCATTTTTTGCATTAAAAAAGACACCCTTTCAGGAGTCTACGAAGTTATTGCATATATTAATGACGCTATTGCTACAAGCCACCCGCCCCATTTTCTAATTGTTTCTGCTAATTCATGCTTACCTTTTTCCGTATTCTCTATCTCATTAATCTTTTCTTCGTTCTGATTAATCTTTTGATAGCTTTCCATCATATCTTGCCTTAGTCCGTTGTACCTTTTGATTACACTTCGAGTCTGTGTCATTTCTTCTTTGAGACTTTGGATCATATCGAATAGCTCTTTATTTGAATACCACTCTTTTTCATTGTCTGTCATTGACCACACCCCTTCAAGAAAAAATCCACCTCCCCAGGTGGTTAATCCGTAATGCTTTCTGTAATTTTGAGAGTTCCCTCGAACGCCTTATATCTTCTACCAGTTGAATCTTCTACTAACGTTAATTCATGCTTATATAGCCCTGTTGCTATATCAGTATCTATGTTAGTTATATTGATTTCAATTTGTCCGTTCAGAGCATCTAGTATATCGATTCCATTTCCATCTGACTTGTTGATTACTTCAGTTTTTGTATTCGGGTCCTCAGCCACATACTTCAAAGAAAAATCACCTAATGGAACTTCAACTCCATTATCAGTGATAGTGTGCGGGTATGTTCGATCAATCCTTTGAGAAATCTCATAGTTCACTTGAGTTACATCATTCATAAGCATCACCTACTTTCACAATATCTAGAGTTTTGTTATCTGCAACACGTGTGATCTCCAATTCTTCCTCTGTTGCTTTTCTAGTTATTTGTGGATTAACGTCCAAAATCTTACGAAATATATCGACTACTCTTGCCATATCAAATGCAATTGGATTACTGTAATATCCTTCCATCTCTGTTGTTGATTCTTTTGATATGTCATCTGTTAATATTGATGACGAATAGTAGCCTGGCATAGTTAAAACTACATCTAAAGGTGGATTTAAGGCACTATCTATTAAGAGCACATTCTTTCCACTATACCTACCAATATATAAAATCCTGTTACTTAACACTTGCAATCCTTCACTTATTCCTGTATTCACTTTTAGCCTTGTATTAAGTGAACAATCAAGATTGTAAATATCAGCATAGGCTTGGTATGTGCTATTTTCGTATTTATAAAGTCCACACACAAAATATTCACCTGTAGTATTGAATTTTAAGTTATTAATAAATTCTGCAACTTGATTTTCTGATAGTATGTCACCTGTTTGTGCATCAATTGTTCTTATCCAATTATTATTATTTACATCTCTATAAAACATAGCAATTCTGTTGCTTACACTTGAATAATCAAAAGCACGTATGTCTGTATCTTTATCATTGGGCATACTATTTAATATATTGCCTGTATCATAATCAACAAACGTTACTGATGAATTTTCTCTGCTATGTCTCACTTGTATGAATGTTTGTTCATCTATAAATAAAATTTCTGATATCCCTCTTGCAAGCATCGACTCAATAAATGTACCATCAACATCATATTTGCATAAATCATACTCCCCAACTAATATTTGAGTATTATCAGGTGACATTTCTATGAAATAGACATCATAAGAATATTGTGCTTCTTGCAAATCAAAGAATTTAACAATTTCCCCCGTTGATATTGTAATCTTGAGCACTTCACAATTAGTTGTAACAGCAAATAATATATCATCAGTGTACCATGTAATGTCTTTTAGTTCACCGCCATTAAATTGGTTTTCCCAATATCCATGCAATGTGGCAGTTTTGTAGTCATATATGAAAATCTCATTTCCATCATGATAGGCATCACCATTGAATAGTGCTATTAGTTCTTTGTTAGGACTTAAATAAGTGTTCTTCCATGAGCCATAAGCCCTACTATCAATATTAAAACTGAATATAGTATCGCCCTGTGCCATATTAATCTACTCCCCATTGAGCCAGAATATTTTTTGCTTCTGTTTTGGTTATTTCTTGTATTTGGGCTGATTGTTCAACTTTCATATCAACTGAATCCTCTGCTCTCCAAATACATTGCGTCTCGTCTGGAGAATAACCACAATTACTGTAATCCTTGTGACCAACATCTGGATAACTAAAACTAGTTCCAATCTTATCAGTATTAATAAGATAATATTTCATTCTTAATCACCGTCCTTATACTATTTTTGGAACTTCAAGCGGACACTTAATTGTCGCCTTATCTGCATCTTGAGTTAACTCCGTAGTAGAAACACTTTGAACTGGGCCCAGTGAATCTGTAGAACTACCATTAGGAAATAATACCCCTTGATCAATAGTAACTGGTAATGGAATATCCGAGTCACTACCATTAATCTCAACTGAAAGCTCCATTGGGTTATTCCCTTGTGTATGCGTCCAACTTACTCTGCTATCAGACAACGGCAATCTTACAATTGCATTCCCGTTGTCATTCTGTAATTCTATATGAATACTACTGTTACGGATCAATGTTTCCCGAATCCATTCGTAGCCGTTTGAATTGAATTCAACTGCCAATTATGTCACCTCCCTAGATTTTGTTTTTTTTTATTATCGTAAGTAAAACTAACACTAACCCCTACCGCATTTGCTAACTTTTTAATTGCTGTTATCATTTCTTCTTTAGTGATAAGATCCAATTCATCTGCTAATTCTGCATTTTCGTCTGCTAATTTTTCTAAGCCCTTTTCAATTTTAACACTACCGTCTAATTGTTTATTAGCATTGAATTTAGTCAATTAAATCACCTCCACTTGAGTCTGTGGGTGATTTCTAAATAAATCCCCTTGATAACTGATAATATAATTGCCTACATCAGTTACTTCAACAACTTGCTCACCATGATTATTAGTGATAGGTATATTTATTGGAATATCTTCAAAATAAACAGTCACAGATGCTATATCATCAACTGCAATAGTATCTTTAATATCAACTATAATAGTCAATTTAGAACTTACAGAAGTATTTACTGTAACCTTATCAGTGACTAATTCTATTTTAGGTTTGGGAACAACATTATCATTAACTACTCTTAATTCGTTTTGAGCTTGATTAGTAAGCATATTTTGGTCAATAGTTATAAATGACATATACTTTTTAGCATCTTCTGATACTCTAGCACTACGATACAATGCTTCATCAGAAGGTAATCCTGCACTACCATGAGGTTCTGGCTGACATCTTAATATCTCGTTGGTTCTGGTATCGTATAATATTTTGCTAGGCATTAATCAGCACCTCCTTCAATTGCAATCCACATTACTTCGCCATTATCAACAATTTGGTCTCTCCAAAAGCTCCATTTTGTTATAATAAGTGATCCCTTTGCTATTTCTATTTTAATGGCATATTTCCCCGCAGGTAAGTTAGGAATTAGAATTTTATTCGTTGGCCCATAACTGCCATATAATGTCCAACCAGTATCATTATATTCTTTATAATATACATTTACAGGGAACGGAGCATCACCTGTATAAAACGTTACAGACAATTTTGTTACATCACTTTGCGAAGTATATGATGATATCCATATTGGATTTTGATAATCAAGAGTTACATCAGTAATATCATTAACATGCTCTATGCCTTTAATGATTGAATGACCGTATGCATAGAAACCATCTTTTGAAATAGCACTGGCAAAGCTTTCATAAGTTTGCGTTTTCCCACTATAATTAACATTATAACTCATTAAACTTTTGATAGCCGTTTGCACTTTTGGAGCTTTATCCCACCCGAGATTAATATAATCACCATCCTGTGCTACACCGTAAGCTACTCGTTTACTATACCAATGAGGAATAGTTGAACCTGCTTCATAAAATTTCAAATGATCATCATTCAATATTGACCTATCACCATCTGAACCGACAATCTCAATCCCATCTTCACCATTGATTAGCATACCACCCGGGTACATTTGTACATTTCCTGCTCCAATTGTTGGTTCAGCATCATAGAATGGTGCGTTAGATTTATGCCAAGATAAAACTTCTTCGTTTGTGTGTGCTTTATCAGAAATCATAAGTTCATCAATTAGAACACCTTTAATTGAATGACCAAACTCTAAACGGCTCATTTCTTGCGTTACTGTCCCAGTACCTTTTTTAGTTCCATCCCCATATACAGTCACAGTCCCATTCTCTCTTACAAAAGTTACTGTATGCCATTCATAAGGAAGGAAGTTATTAACTGCATTAGGACAACCACTCACTCTAATATCTTGATAAGCAGTTTCACACCACCATCTACCAGAGTGGTCACTATTCCACCAATTAAATACATCTTGCCATCTATCAGTTGAATCATCATACTCTTTAGTAATTGCAACTTCAAAATGTAAAGTAAAATCACCTGTGCCTATTTGTGGTGTTTTATAATCTAGCACTCCATTTGGTCTACTTCCATCTACAAAACTAGTTGAAAATGATTTGCTTTCAATCTGCATCCTTTTTGCATAAGATGTACCTGTATCAATAGTGCCTGGATAATGATATATAGCAAATCCTAATCTATCAGCAGGATTACCATCACTTCCTAATACACTATCATCTCGAGTGAATGTTATTGAATATCTATCATATGAAGTTTTAGTAGATGATAGAGCCACGGCACCTATCCATTCACCATTAGGGTTTTTAGAATAGATATAAAATCTAACTTCACCACCAGCATCTTTTCTAGCTTGATCTATTTTCAAGTCTACAGAGAAAGTGACTTTATCTCCATTAGACATACCTAACTTAGCAAATGTATATGACTCTGTCCAAAAACTATATCCTGTTCCAGAATAGGCTAGTTCACCAGTTGCGTAATTGTTTTGTGCAAGATTAGTTGTACCTTCTTCAATTGCTACCGCACCGCCGAATACACCTTCGTTTGGTCTTAAAGTAGCAACTGGTGTTCCAACTGGCTTAACCCCATCTGTACTAACTAATGACCTGTCAAAGTGCCATAGGTGCGCATCTTCTGGTTTTGTTGGATTTGCGTAAGCCTTTGCATTACTCTCAGCACTATCAGCTTTAGCCTGTGCTCCAGCTTCATTTTCTGCCGGTGATCCCGAAACAGTTATGCCGTTAGCATCAATATAGGTAGAACTGTTTTCACTTTGAACTTTCATATTTCCGGTAAGTGTAAGAACCTGGGCTAATATTTCATCAGATAAAGTTACAGTCCAGAATTTCAATTCGTATAATGTTAATGCTGCATCAAATACTATTCTCATTTTGTTTGTAGCTACCATCTTATCATTATCAAACCGTTTTATATTCCATTGGTTGGCATTGCAAGCCACAGGACTAGTACTAGAACCTATTACATCTATCCAAGCTTCTGTGTCTTTGTCCCAAGCTTGTACATAGTAATTACAGGCAACACTAGGATAGAATCTAACCATGTCAAAGAACCACTGCATCGGATATTCAAAAGTAATGGTTGGTGCACTACCGAAAGCAGGTCCTAATCCTGTATCCATATCCCAAAGTTGTTCTAATGATCCAGAGCTTGGCGTTACATCACTTATAGGATTAATATTGAACGATTGATTTATATCCTTTGCATCAATTAGGTTAGGAGTAATTGAGCCACTACCCCATGGCCCTTGTTGACCTAACTTATCTATAAATCTAGCTCTTACATAGTTAGTTGTATCACCAATAGCAGGTACTTCTCTGATAAAATCTTTTCCTTTATAAATCTCCGGACTACCAAAATTACTGTCGGTATCAATTTGAAATTCGATAATATCTAAGTCTTTGATATTCGGATCATCAACTGCTAATTGTAATTGCGATAGTGTAGAATTGATATGTAGTGTCGGCATTGGTGGTACCGAGTTGGTAACAGTTACACTCACTGCATTAGCTGAATATACACCGCTACGATTGAATGCTTTGATATAGAATGTCTCACTAACTGTTTCTGGTTCCTTAATGTGAGATAATGCATTACCTCGATAGATCAATTCTGAATTAGCAGTCGTATCTTGACCCCAGTTCATATCTGCGGTTCTTATTTCAAATCCTGACTTATCTTGATCAGGTATATCATTCCATTGTAAGACTATCTTATCTTCAAAAGTACATGTAGCCCAGGTAACATCACTTGGTGGATTTTCATTACCAGTTATAGTTATTGTAGTAGTTGGTGATGTTCCAAAGTCTGCTTTAATACCGTGCCTATTTTCAGAAACTACCTTAACATCGTAAATTTCTGGACTAACTGGTTTGATATCAAATTCTAATTCTTCAGTTCTGCCTGCATAATTCCATTCAATTGCTGAGCTAACCTTGTAATAAATATGAGCATATTTCCAGTAATGATCTACTGGCTTATCGTATGTTACATGAATAACAGGCACATAAGACCCATCTCCTATCAACTCGCCACTTTCAACTGCTGTTAAATTAAGTACATTATCCGGCTTAGCAAATGGATTAGGCAACGTAGAATCTTTTTTAGGTTGCTCTACTACTCCCGAATCTGAATATATTGCATCATTATATTCCTGGCAAACTAACCTCATTTCGTCATTCTCTTCTTCGTGAATCTCTAAAATACGAAACTCTTTATCTACCCAACCAGGAACATCATGACTTACTGTAATTACATCTCCCACTTCACAATGCAAACTATCTATCCCTACTTTGAATTCACAAAATGTAGAGCAAAATTTAGCTTTTTTCTGATAGAACCTTGCTAATCTTCCGGCCTGGTTAAACCGGTTGATTCCAAGTAGAGATATAGTCTTATCTACTACTTCCCCTCTCTTTTCAATATCTCGATCGTCGGTATATTGAGCGTATACTTTTTGCCAATTTTTATTAGGATCCGTATACTGGACTAAAACTTTGTTAGGAACTTCTTTTCTACTACTTTTATTGTAACTAAACGAATCCTCAACTATATTATCCATGGTGTAACTCTGCACCGGTGCTTCCGGCATATCTGCTTTAAGTCTTAATTCTCCACCTGAATAAAGTAAAAATGCTCTAAAAGTACCAAGTATACTTTGAATAATATCTAAACTAGATTGTTTAGCGTCAATTACATAATCTAATTTAAACCTTGGAACTTGGTTACCGCTGCCATCATCAACCGTTTCATCACAATGATTAGCAACAGTTTTAAATGACTCTAAATCAATATGTTGCTTATCTATTCCCAGGCCATAACGTGAATTAGTTAAGAAATCAAGTAAACAATAAGCTGGATTTTGAGAGTATTGAGTAACCCAGCTAGAAGTACCATTATTCCATACTTCAACTTCCCTACCTTCTATAATAGAAGTTATAGTTGGAGTACCACTTAATTCTAATTCTTCAGCATCCAAAGAAGCTGAAATGTAAGCTAAAAAAGGAAATGTTTCACCATTAAGATTAATACTATCTGCTGTTTGAGCCCGGTTTCCTAGCCTAATATTAGCAGTTATGCTTACATTGTCTGCTTTAATTGAAGATATAGACTTAATAGGTCCTTCGGATACTCCAACTTGAATATCCATGTATTGATCATTATCACCAGATATCTTTTGAAAAATTATATTACCGGCAACTCTATTTCTTCCGTATGCCACCGGAATAGGTAATTCTTGCGATTTTGTATTACGAATAGGGCCAAACGAATAAGTTGAAGAACTAGCTAATTGAGATTCTAATTCTTGGGCCTGTTGGTAATTATCGTAGCTTCTACCAAGCGAAAAACCCATCATTACTCCCCGAAGGATATTAGCCCCAATTGCTTCAGCTGTAAACCCTCCTATTACTGCTCCTATCGCTGCTCCAGCTCCCAAACCTATTCACCTCCAATTCTCCATATTGAATGCAATCTATTTTTCCATCTATTCAAACGAGCAACTTCTACTTTTCTATCTTCTAATACATGAATAAATTTATTTCTACTAACTAAAACTCCACTATGAGTAGGCACTTTGCAAAAACAAAAAACAACCACATCTAATGGTTGTTTACTTTCAAACTCTATTTTATTTGCATGTTTCTCTAACCCCTCAATAAATCGTTTAGGATCATCTTCATACCAATTCTTTTTAATTTTTCTACCATCATCATTTGGCAAGGTAATACCATTATCAGCAAGAAAATTAATTATAAGTCCAAGACAATCTAACCCTTCCAAATCTCTTCCATTATGAGTATAAGATATTCCTATATACTTTCTAATGATATCCTGCATATTAACCAAACTCTCTCGGATCTTTTATTTCTGGTATAGCTAAGAAACCACCGTAATATTGGGTATTGGACCAAAATGCACAACCATGGCCAGCATCATAAGATTTGTCGCAACCTGTTTTCATGCTATATGAATCTCCAGCAGCTGCAGAAGAAAAAGGATAATCTACCTTTACATAGCCACTTCCGGATTCAATTATATCTCTAGTTTCATTACCAATTGTGATGCTCCCATGCTTCCAGTAGTTATTTGTTTCAGTTATACCTGCATCATTAATAGTAAGATAATCGCTAGAAATACTATCAACAATACCACTTTTCGTCGGTACTGTAGCTCCGCAAGTGTCTGGATTGCCAAATTGCCAGTTACAACTTACTTGATATTCTCGGCCTGGTAATTGTTTATCTAATGTATCTAACTTTGAAACTACATTGACCTTCATAGCATTTTGAGTAATCTGCGGTGAATCCATTATACCATCAAAAACTACTACTTTATTTGCTGGATTGCCAAGAGCATCTAAGAACACTTTCCAAATTTCAAGACTACGGCCACGGAATTCTGTATTAGCAATATAAGATGACATTTCTCTACTAACATTGTCGATTGAAACTGAGGTTTCATCTACTTTAGTGTCTACATTAGTTGAAATTGTGTCTCTGCTAAATGCAAAAGCTGTGTATGTTTGTGGATTATCATTTTCATCGAAAAACTCAATGTCTTCTGGATGATTAGCCAAGTATAATGTTGTTTCATCAAGATGTACTAATAATAATTCTACTGGCCGGTTCGCTTCTTTGTCCTTTTCCATTGTTACGTTAGTACTTAAATCACGAGACATTTATAACACCTCCACTAAAGGCAATCCAAACTTAAACATCAAATCATAAAATACTTCTCGACTAAGCTTATCTACTCCAAAACGGACTTTGATCACTTCTCCAGTTCTCGGATGAGTCCAGTTAAAAACTTCAAATTTACCTTTTCTTGCTTTAAAAAAGTTATATATTTCATCAGCAGGAGTTTCCTGCTTTTCAAATTTAAGCTGAAATTTGCGTTTTGGACTTCCTTTACTTCTACGCTGTTCTTTGCCTGATTCAAACTTGGTAATCAAAGTATTATATTTTATATCTTCTGTCCTTACTCTGTGAGCAGGCCATATGAATTCTGGTAGTGCCATATCACCACCTCCATTTTATTGCATAAAAAACCACCTTCTTAAAAGGTGGTTAAAAACTTTATTAACAATATTTATTTATTAAATTGGCAATTTCACTCTTAGGTATGTCGCTTTTGTCTTTTTTAGAATAAACAATAACTAGAACATCATACTGGCCTGCCATCAATTACTCCCCCTGGGCTTCTTCCTCTTCTAAAAAATCGTCTATAGATGTTTTAGGCAATTTACCTTCTCTCATTAATTGCATTTCTTTTAATGATTCTTTTAATGATTCACGTGGGGAGTGTTCTTCAATTTCAGTTTTAGCTACGGCACTCATATTATCCCCCTCCTTTTTATGATTATATCCATTATCATCACACATATCCATCACCTCGTAAGATTATACTCTCCAGATGACGAAAATATTATTTACTTTGTAACTTAATTATAGCACTTTATATCTTGAATGTAAAGATATGAGAGTCAAAATATTTATTCAATACTTAGAAACTTTCTGCAGTCTTATCCATTTATTTTTTCTTTGTACATGCTTTTTTTATAGATTTTGTTTAATTGTCTTCCTAGTTAACCCATTCTTTTTAATATCATTATTGACCACACCAGTGATAGCCTCTGGATTTCTAGCAGCAAGATCAGCAAATGATTTAGCATCGACAGCATTAATATTTATATTGTATGTTTCTCCTCCTGACCCTTGATTGTTTAGAAAAGCTTTAGTATCTTCTCTGCTAAGTATAAGTTCTCCAGTTTGAGCTTTGATTAACCTTTCATCATTAGCTAATGGCTTTAGTCCCACCATGCCGCCTGAATGATAAGCATCTACCAATCCTCTTGCAGTTACAAGACCACCATTATGAGCCGTTGGAAAACCAGCAAAACTTAATACACTGTTAACTGCGGGTCCTACAATAGCTTTTTGAATCACTAATGATGCTACTTGATCAAGAAAATTATCAAAAACTTTACTTAAGCTTTTACCTTTAGCAATAGCAGCGGATAATCCTGAAATCATTTGGTTTTTAAACCTAATAAATTGCTCTCGAGCACTTTTAATTCTTTCAGTCATATTTTTCCAGGTCATTTCTTTCTTTAAAGCTGCATAATGGTTTTTAGCCCGGTTTATCACTTTAACAAATTTTTCCCATACACTTAAAGTAGGTAATTTTTCAGGAACATCACCTACTTTAATCGGGCCCATTCCTCCTTTATCAGCTCCTCCTTTTTTATCTCCTATATCAACATCGATAGTGAGTTTCCCTTTGAAAGCATCTACTATTTTTTTAATTTGTTTATATAACTCGGGGGCTCTCTGCTTAACTAAAATTAATATTTCATCAAAAGTATCTTTTGCTGTTTGTTTCATAGCTTCCCACAGTTCGCCCATTCCTTTTTTAGCTTTTTCAGACCACTTTTTGATTTCTCCAGCAATCTCTGGAGCTTTTTCTTTGACTATCTCAAATGTTTTATCTAAGTTTTTACCTATATTAGCTATGTGGTCTTCACCAACTCCTTCAAGAATCTGCCCAAGAAAACCATCATGTTCTTTTCCAACATTTTTATAAGATTTTTCTACATTATCTGCTACACTAGCAAATTTTACACCAAACAATTCAAGTTTTTTCATTATCCAATCTAAAACTCCACCTATAAATTTAGCTATTTTATCCCAATTATTTTTAACAACTTCATAAGACATAACAGCTACATTTTTAACTACTACATAAAAATCCAAGTTTCTATTAATCAACCATTTTAATATTTTCCAAACAGAATTAAAAGCAGATTTGAATTTATCAAAAAAGTAACTTGCTGTTTTATTGCCACCGTTCATAATATTATCATACCATTCTTTAAAATTGTTCCATAATTGGTCTAAATAATCTCTAACCCCCCAAAGATTTTGTTTCCACGCCGAATAAAAAGTATAGGCTAAAGCAATTATAATCGTCACAGGGTTAGTTAAAGAAACAAAAGCACTTGCCACAACACTTAAGGCTCCAATAATTGCTTCTATTCCAATTACCAGGCCTGCCAGTCCTGCTATAGCTGATAACAATCCTGTAGCAAAAAGTCCAATTTGGACTATGTTTTGATGAATAGAATCCGGTAGTTCATTGAATGCCTTTATAGCTTCTCTAGCTTTATTAACAACCTTTGTGGCAATTGGTAATAAATACGAACCTAACTCTTCTCTGGCATTACGAACCTCTCCCAAAAAACCACGCCAGGAGTTAGCTAGTTCATCTCTAGTTCTAACAGCATCTCCTTGAATTTCACTCATTTTTTCCATGATTACATTATATCTAAGCATAACTTTCTCCGACTCTGTCATTTCCCGAACCGATTTCTCAATTCCATTCTTTAAAGCATATTGCTCCAAAGCAGCTTGTTGTGTATTAAAACCGAGCCTTTTTAAAGCTTCTGCTTCTCCTGTTAAAGCTCCAGTAAGAGCTTCAAATGCTCTGTCTGTTTTTATATTCCTAAAAGAAGATAAATCTACTGCTAATTTTGTTATAGCTTTACTCATTTCGGCAGCTTCTTTTTTGCTTTCAACCATGTTTTTTAACATGCTCATAGAAGTACCTACATAATTTTTAATTGCATAATCTGATCTATTAACTGCCTCTGCTGTTTGCTCAGCCCATTCATTGATATCATCTGCCATTGCTCCAAAGCTAACCTCTATTACATTCTGTAATTCCTTAGCATCAGATGCAGCTTTAATCAAAAATCCACCTGCTGTACCAATCCCTGCTAAGGCTGCCGTTGCTAATGCCCCGGCACGTTTAATTCCATTAGCTGCTGTTTTAGCTGTATTTGATAGATCTTTCAAACCTCTTTTTGCCGTGTTAATACCACTTTTAAGTCCGCTAGTACCTGCTTTTATTCTTGCTAATATGCTTCCTGCATTATACGCCATTAATCTTCACCTCCCTCTTCAGTACTGTCAAACACTTCTACATTTGGATTCTGCATCATTTGCTTACTTTCATTAGCTAATCCAATGCTTGCAAAGTCCTGTTGACCACTTTTATTTTGACTATCATTTTGCTTAAGTTCAATAATCTTCTCCGGTGGATCATCAGCAAATGCAGCTCCAATAGCAAAACGCAAAATATTATATTCTAAATTAGCTTCTTTCATCTTACGGTTTTGAATAGCAGCGTAAATATCAGCTATTTGTCTCGGACTATACCGGATCACAACTTCATCTGGCCCCATTTTGTATTCAGTTGCAATTTCTTCTACTACTTCAAATTCTGTTACCCTCGCAGATTCTTCACTACTCCCATCACTGGCTTCATCACTCCTGCGAGAGACTGCAAGTTTTTTACTATTTCCCCCACTCTATTAACTTTGAATATAGCAGAAAACAATTCAATTTCTTTAGATAACGTTAAATTATCATCTAAAAACTCTTTATCTAGTCCAGCAGCAACTTCATAGATTTCTAGTAATACATCATCACTTAAATAAAGCAATAAACCTTCAATTTCATTCTCAATATTTTCTAAATCAAAATCTAAATTACCACTATCTATGTCCTTAACCATCTTGCCTAATACTTTCATCAGTTTCTTATATTTCTTACGTGGCAACTCAGTAATCAAAACATCTTCATCACCAATTGTAATTTCAACTTCATCTGGAATAAGGACATCATCAACTCTATTTTCTTCACTCAAAAATAACAACCCCTTTCTATAATAAAAGGCGGCCGTTAAGCCACCTCAGTTAATTTATGCAGTTTCAAAGCTAGTTCTGTAATTGCTACCCATCTTGTTTCCAGCTAGATCTCTAACCTCTCCGGAAGCAAAAGCTAAATAAGTAGTTAATGAGCTTAAATCTACGTCCGGTGTGAATATGACTTTATTGGTTCCTTTATCATAAGCTAAGCTTCCTGATACTTCGGTTCCACTAGCATCAACAAGATTAAAGTTTCCGGAAGTAATATCTCTCTCTTGAATTGGCTCAGAGAAAGTCCATTCAACAGTAGTAGTCACTGCTACTGTTGTCGCTGCGTCAGTAGGACTTACGCTACTAACTGAAGGAGGAGTAGTGTCATCATATACATCTGTACGCTTACCAAACCGCTGCCCTTTAGGTTTAGTAGTGTCTTCAAGTACTAACATAGTAATTTCTTTGAGCGCTTCCCCTTCTTTATTGTAAGTAGTTTCCCCAATATCCATAGCAACTACTTTCCATAATTCCCATTTAGCAGTACCTCCACCAGGAGCAGGACCATTAATATAAAGACAACGATAATTAACTGTGTCGTCTCCACCAAAATCTAGTACATTATTAGCTTCATCTATAGCACTATCTGGTAGATCCCAAGCAAGAGCCATATTTTCTAAAGTATCTTCTTTCATAGTAAAGGAAACTTCTAATCTTTCACCAATTTTCTTAACATCGATTACCGAAAGAAACTGGTCTGCTGTCGCTTCGTATAACTCTGTAGAATGATTATAGCTTACTCCACCTTCTGTCAATCCTACATCTCTAGAATTAGCTTCTGTATCACCATAAGCACCGACTAATATTTGAGAATCACCCATTGTCAAATTGCCTGGTTGATTAGTCTGTCGTGTAACCATTTATCTCACCTCTCTTAATAATATTTAATTCTTAAATGATAATTACAACTAAATAAATCCCGACCATTCTCATCTTTTCCAATGTGGCCAGGCTCTCCTAACGCTTCGCTTACGTACACAAAAATGTAATCACCTAGCCAAAAATTATTCTTATCTTTAAGTAAGCTATGAATTTTTTGCAATAAATCCATTCCAACAGAATAATCATCGTTTCTCACTTGAATCATTACTGTTGGATCAGAAGTAGTATCTTTTTTAGGCGCAAATCCTCCAGTATCAAAGATGGTAATGCAATTAACAGGAGAGGAAGGTTTACTGCCATAATAGATATCACCACCAACATCATTTGGTTTAAAAGCCCCAATACTGTTGGTAGCTAAGTATTTACATATTTCTTCACTAAGTACCGACATTATACTCCTCTCCCTTCCTTATCTAATGCATTTTCAATAGCTTCAGCTAAGCCTTCAATATAATCTTTAGCATTTTCTTTCAATGGCTTTTCCAAGTATTTAGCTTCTCCACCTTTAGGATGATTAAGGTCTAACTCCTCATGTTGATATGTAGCATATGGAGTGTTAAAGACCACTTCTCCAATTAACTCATTCATCAATCTCTGTAATGATATATTTCCAGTCTGATAATCTCTTATTAATTCAGCAGTTCCTTCACTTACTTGCTCTGTATGAGCTACTTGATCATCGTTTACTTTTGCCAGTCCTGAACCTCTTAACGTTCCTTCATCAACCGGTGCCCTTCTCATTCCTTCACCTAGTAGATCATAAACGATATTTACCATTTCATCTATAACAGCTTGAATAGCAATTTCTTCAGCATCTTCTAAAGCTTCTTGGACCCGTTCTATATCATCTTCCAGTTTTTCAATATCTAACTCAAATAACGGTTCATCTTTATTCATTTTAAGAACACCCTGAGATACTTGTTTTCAACTATACCAGGTACATAACCAGATTTAATAACCTCATAACTATTACCGTTCTTTACTATCTCGCTTTGAGGATTTAGTTTAGTAGTATCAGGAGATAACCAAACTTCTATTGAAGAAACTATCTCATTTCCTTTATCATCACGAATTAGTTTTGTTTCTTCTTTCCAACGACAAGCAATATCCTGGCCCACAAGATTAGTTTTCTTTTTACCACTCCCAGTGGTCCCAAGAAAATTATTAATCTTATCTACTCTAGCATTAAAGTAGCTCTCAATCATATAAGATCACCAACTTGGAACTTATACTTCTTTATCAGTTGCCTAACTGTCGCACAGTAAGCTATCCCATCAATTATATAGGCTTCACTAACCCCTTCGGATATACTTATCCTTTCTATTCCTTGAGACTGCATTTTAAGCCTTTGCCTATCTTCTGGTCCTAATTGTAAAAGAAATAAAGCCTGTTCAAATACTGCTTTATTGTAATCTTCAGTACTCATCCTATTTGCAAAACTTAATGAGTCCACTTGATTTAGGGCCATAGTCAAGGCGGCATTCTTTTTACCATCAGTAGAATTGTCCCATTCGTCAGTCCAGAGCCGGTTATTGAAATAGTTATTAGCACCACTTAACATGTGGTATCACCTACAATTCTTCAGCAATAGATTCGACAAGTTCATCTTTAGACTTCTTACTATAGTTACTGACATCCAATTCACTGGCTAATTTACGTAATAAATCAACCGTTAACTTATCAATAGTTGGCATATCGCTAGCTTTATTTAATTCTTCTTGTAATTCCTCTACCTTTTCTTTCATCGCTTCGTACCTTCCAACTGCAACCACTTCCGGACCACCTTCGCTCTTCATCTCTTCTGGGTCCTTAGCAACGCCTAAATTAATTAATCTATTAGCTTCATCAATTGGCAACTCAATAACCTTTTTAGGCTCTATCCTTTTACCCTCTCGACGAATAGCCTGTTCTAAAAACACTTCCTTCATTTTGGCCATAATATCAACCTCCCATAATAGAAATAGGAGAGGCGTCAACCTCTCCCTTTAGTCTTAGATTACTGTAGCCTGGAATACTTCATCTGCTCTCTCGAACGTAGGAATAGAAGTAGCAGCAGCTTTAGTTACAATTTCCACTGGATCCTTACTGCTTTTATAAGTAACAGCATAGATACCAGGTGCATCTGTAGCTTCTAAATTATCATCTAATAACGCTTCTTCAGTAGGTCCTAATAACTGACCTCCTAATGCTCCATCTGGCAACATAACAAACTTGTTTTCAGGGAACATCCTTACACTAGAATAAGCTCCAGCATTATCCTGAGTTCTACCACGAACATTATAAGTAGCAATAGTAGGTAGTCCCATTCTCTCTAATAACTGATTTACATCATTAAGAGTAATAACTCTGCTACCGCCATTATCACCAAAGATCATCTGTCTAACTGTAGAGTTTTGGAGCATGTTAGAAGCAACAGTGTTAGAAGTTAATGCTCTGCTTAATTCAACTCCTGTATCACTAGTGACAGTATTGGCCCATCTTTGAATATCTTCGATAGGATTAGAAGCTGCATCACTCCAAAGATTAGAACCACTTAATATCTCCTGATGATCTGCCGGCACTCTATAATCAACTTCTGCTTGGATCTTATCACCAGTAATAGTGATCTTGCCATTAGCTAAAGCATCCATCTTCATTTTTTCAATTCTAGCTTTAATTGCAGCTACCATATTGTCTAAATCACCAAAAATAGTGTCTCTAACTGCTTCTAAATCTCCTAATCCTTGTCGATTAAGCTGAACTAATGTATCTCCATCTAATGGAATTTTACGCTTGATAGCAGGAATAGAACCTTCGTCAACGTAAGCTCCTTCTCTACTAGCCTGATCAGCTTCTACACCAAAAGCGTGAACATTAGCTAATACAGGTGCTCCAGCAGCTCCTTTTACAATCTTATACTTTAATTCATTAGTAGTATCTTCTGGAAAGAATAAGCTACCAATGTAATTCGGATTAGCTTCTAAGTTTCTAGCATAAGTAGTAGTATACTTTGAATCAAATAAGTCTTTTAAAATTTTATTCATCCTGTTTCACTCTCCTTATCTTAAATTAGTCTTACACAAATGTAATTTGGTCTAAGTCTGTCTTTTCTTTATCGCTTACCGTACCAGGTAATCTAGCTTCGATAAGTCTAGCTTCATCAATCCCACCGACTGCAATATCCCCGTCAGTACAATCTACATCATGTGGATATAAAACAAATACAGCAGTGGCACTTCCGTCAGTTACAGTTACTGAATCACCAGTACTTGCAGCTGCTCCTAATTGAGCAGTAAGCGTAATAGTATTAGCTACTTCATCTACAGTATCAATAGTTGCAGTAGTGCCACCTACATCGATTTCATCACCACTCTGGAAATAAGTAGCATCTACGACAGAAATAGTGGTATCAGTAGATGCAGCATCACTAGCTAATTCTGTAGACTTAACAGGTGCATATTTACCACTGGATGTAATCTGTCCTAATCTAGTTCCTAATTCTACAATTTTACGCCCTTCAGTATTTGCTTTAACTTTACTTGAATCAATAGTTGCTCCAACAGAAATATAACGTTTCTGTTCAGAATCTAAGATATTAACTTCACCAGTAATATTCGTTCTTTTAATAGATAAATCCATTATTCATCACTCCCTTTTATTTATTCCACGGATCTTTTACCTTTTGGTTACTCTTCTGCTTATCTGAATTACTTCTATCTTTAGCTAATTCAGCAGCAGACTTATAAGTATCATCACTACCACTAGGGTTACTGTCTCCACCGATATCTTGACCGCCTTCTTTGCTACCGATTAAATCTGGTTTATCTTCTGCAAGTTCATCAATTAGCTTACCAGCTCCAAATTTCTTGCCATCTTCACTAGTAATTATATTACCTTCTTTATCAGTAGCAAAAATATTGCCTTCATCATCGACTTTAAGTCTGTCTTTAAGACCTCTCTTTTCTACTAAAAAGTCAAAATACTCTTCATCTTCAACGCCAGCTTTAGCAGCAGCTAGTTTCAATTCATAATCTTTCTTGAAATCATTACTAGCTTCTTGATCCTTCTTTTCTAATTCCTCAATCTTAGTTTCATACTCTTCTATCTTCTCTGGATCAACTAAATCCTCCATCTGCTCTTTAAGCTGTTTAATTTGCTTATTCTTCTGCTCAATCTCATTTTCATGTAAGTTTCTTTCTCGACCTAATCTTCTATCTAGTGCATCGTCAAATTCTTGCTGAGTAAGTAAATCATCAGTACTTGGCATTGCATCTTCAATTTGACTTCTTAGCTCATCAGTAACCTCGACATCATTGTTTTTTAATACTTCTAATACTTTATCCACAATCAACATCTCCTTCCCGATTTTAAGTCTCGTTCGACTCCCGTTTAAGCTCGTCAGCTTTGTCTTAACCAGTATTGTCTTACCCGTATTATAAGCTCGTCAGCTCCCAACAGAGTTTATTGTCATCCAGCGTCTTGGACATTAGTACATATAATAAAAATAACACCCACTAAGGTGTTTAAGCATAAGAAAAAGCACCCTTTATTGGATGCTTAAAAGTATCTATTTTATTTTAAAATAAATCAATTTTCTTTAATGCAAATATAATTCTATATCAGTAATAATCTCCTCTAATTTTTTGCCTTGTACTCTAAAATTTTCTAATAATTCATCTATGGTTTCAAACTCAATTGAAGGTTCCCAGGCTTCACCAGCTGCATAAATTCCATGGACAGGACAAATAGAATATTCTCTCCCATTATATCCAAACTCTATATCTTTAAAGCTTTTTAAGTCTTGGATTAATTCATCAATACTATTATATTTGCCAGCCATTTAAATCATCTCCTTATTTAGGAAGAATATCTGAATTTAATTTTCTTTCATTCTTGATCACTTCTCGAGTAGTACGATTTTTAAGTTCTCCATTTTCCCACTCAAAATCATGAGCGTGCTCACCATTTAACCCATATGGATGGTTATCTGGTCTATTATGAGGGTTAGTATCTATTTGTTTAATTATTTTTCCTTGTTTATCATAAAATACTCGTTGTTTGATTGGTTGATCTCTACCTTCTAAATCTATTACGCCAAATGGTTTATATGTTTTAGGAGCAGAACTACCAAGTTCTAATACTTTGTCTGTCTTTATTATACCATTTTCTGTGTCATATTTAAACTCATCTTTATAATATTTTGTTACGTCTTCACCACGTTTTTTAGCATATTTCTCCACCCATGGAGTAACAACATGAGCACAATTAGGATGATATGGTGGCCTTTGTTCTAACGCTGGATACCTGTCACTATTACCGGAAATAGCAAAAACCTTGCCTTCATATAAGTTACAAATATCCATACCATCTACATCAACATGTTTACTTATTTTAACCAAATCTAGTTCATTTTTCTGCATGCGATCAATGGTACCTTTAGTTTGGTATTCACGGGTTCTGGTTCTGGCATACATTCTAGCATACTTAACTGGATCCCATTTGCGCCCAGCAGAATCAACTAACTTTAATCCGTTTTCTCGTAACTCCCGGTATATCTTAGAACCTATTTCATCTCCAGTAGTTGTACCACCTAATTTACCCGGTTCCTGTACTACTCTAACCCCTTGTCCTTCTTTAATCCCTTGCTGGGCTAATTTATCTAATCTATCTCTCATATCATTATTGACCATTTTAACATCTTTAAAAGTCTGTTTCTTAATCTTATCTATAGTTTCTTTGATAAACTCTCTATCTCTAGGTTTAAGAGTTATTTTTCCGTTACTATCTCTCTTGACAACTGCATCAACTATATCTAATCCCCGAGTATAGCTCTTTTTCGAAATAACTTCAGCCCATTTTTCAACTATTTTATTTAATTTATTAACTTTTGTGTTAACCTCTTTTTGAAAAGCCTTAGCTACCGAAGGATTAAATCCACTTTGTTCTAATCGATTTATGCTTTTTTCTAGGTCTTTAACAACTTTATCGTAATACTTAAGCATTTTTATTATTTCATCTTTAGTTGGATTTTTTTCTAATCCTTCAATGTTGTTGAGTTTATCGTATAACTTCATCTAATCACCGCCTTACAATACAGGAGCAGTACGTTCTTCGGCTTTTTCTGCTTCTATCCTGCTAATTTCATCCTGTATTCTCTGCTCTGACCAGTCTGGATGGTTATATCTCACTTTTTCCTCTGTACTCATAGCTGAAGCTCTGTCTAATGATTCAGTAGTTTCAGCTTTCTCTTTTGGATCATCAGGCAATCCATCACGCCAAGTAATACTTGGCTCTTCTACTTTATAATTCTGACCATTATGCTCATTATCTAGCTTTTGAGCTATGACTAAAGCTTTCTTGATAGCATGATCATAGTATCTTTTCTTACGTGCTATCTTAGATAATAACCTCATTAACCTAAATTTTAAAGCTCTACCACTCTCAGCAATTCCACCTTCGCTTAATCCAAAAGCATCTGGAGACGTTTCAGTGACTAAGAACAACATTTTTAGTATGTAGTCTATCTGGTCAAATGCAGCTTTTAGCTTTGCTTCCCAGACCATATATTCAGGTTTAACTGTTTCATCACTATACGGAAAGTACTTACCTCCAACATCTACATCATCACCGTATTCAGCGGGTCCTCTCATGTTTGGGTCTGCATGCTTGTCTAGAATCTTTGATATCTGACTAATACGGTTATTACATTCATCCTGCAGCGACTTTATATCTAAGTAATCAGAGTATCCCCAATACTCTGTATCAGTTCTCCAGTTAGGAACGTGAACTAATAAGAAATCATCAATACCAGTTTCAATTACTTCCTCTAGTCCTTCATCTAACATCTTGATATCAACTTGACTACTAATTACATTACCTATCATTCGGTAAGCTTGATTATAAATAGCACCAGGTTCATGAATTTCTAACTGTAAATACTTTTCATTAGCAATTTTTTTAGTGAATCCGATTATCTTACGATTAACTTTTCTTACATTATTCTTTTCTGTCTCTACAAAAAAGAATTCTGGATTCTGTGGTTCGATAATAACATCTCTTTCATTAGCATATTTAGATCGTTTAGCATACTTAATTTTAAAGCAGCTATCACCACGATAACTGTTGCCAAGTGCAGACTCATAAAAGTTAGTATATAAACTATTGTCTCTTATCATCTCTTCTGTTCTTTCATTGGTAGCATCAGTTTCATTTTTAATCTTAGGGTTTTCGCCAAATAGCATATCAGCACTTACTTTTGATAGTAATCCGGCAAAGTTACAAACTAAATATGTCATTGCTACTTTATCAGCAGAATCTATATCTTCTATAGACTCTATCTTTCGCTGAACATTTTTGAAGACATCTACATGATCTCCTTCAAATAATAGCTTATTCTCTTTATACCTTTTGATTCTCTCTTCATCTTTTGTAGATAATGGCCAATGATCTCCTGATTTCAGTAATCCCACTTAAACACCTCCTTAGAATCCTGTCGGTTTTCTCTTTCTAGGTTTTAGATTAGGTTTATCCATCATTTCTGCTAACATGGTTGTAGCATCTGGTGCATCATCATGTACAACTTTACCTAATTTATTATATTTATTTAACTCTTTCATGTATTTATCGTACTCGCTACCTAATTTTATATCTTTTCTAAAATAAAAGTTTTCTTTAATATATCCAGACTTCATTATGATTCTAGTATGTTTATTGCTTGTACTGGGTTCCCATTTGACTGTTGTTTTGGCTTTTATCAATTCTTTAACCTTCATAGCAAAACCTTTACCGCCGTTATTACTTTCAAATCTAGCTTTATCTGGTCTGTATTCATCTATAAATGCAGCTGTCCTAGGTTGTGTTACTTCTATCGGATCAGTAGTAAATATAACATCTACGATATACACTTTATCACCGTATACATAACCTAGAGGACAACATAATGAGTCATCACCTTCATCTGCTATGTCCCCAGCTAGTATAATGCCGTCTGGCTTTTGGTTTAAGTCTTTCATCTCAAAATAGTTGAGTTCTTTACTCGGGAATAAAAGCCCTTTGGCTTCGACTGGGTCCTGCTGCCATTCTGCTGACCAAATTATATCATCAAGTAATCTTTTTTCTTTCAATAACTTTTTTGTACTATGTATCTCTTCGCAGTAAGACTTACCGTCTATTAATGCAGGTATGATTATCTTCTTAGCCTTCTTACCGTCAAATTCTCCTTCTTCAATTAATCTACCTGGTATATCACCTTTGCTCCATCTAGTAGCTATATGTATTTCAGGACACCCTTTTTCCATTCTTGATTTATGGGTAGAAGTATACCAATTCCACTTCTTATCTAATACTGTTTCACTCATAGCTTCTTCGGCATTTTTAATGCTATCATCTAATATAGCAGCTATCGTACAACCTAAACCAATAACAGTACCACCAACACCTGCGCCAAAATAACTAACGCCATGCTGTGAGGTGGTCAATTTCCAACCTTCTAGCTTTTCAGTAGCAAATTGTATATTAGAAAAGACATCTAAATATCTACCTTTATGTGTGTCACCTCTCATGATGTCTCTTATGTCAGTAGAAAATTTATTATAAAGTGTTCCTGTTACTGTATTACGCATTATAGATTCTGTAGGATGTCTACCTAACATCCAAGCACACCATAGACTAGTAATGTACGATTTACCTGTTCTTGGTGGCATGCCTACATATAAAAGGTTTATTTTGCCTTCTTCTACTTCTTGAAAAGCCTTAGCTACTTCTTTTAAAATTGATTCTCTAGTAGTAAAAAAACCATAGTCCATATATAAACAAAACTTCCAGAAGTCATCATAGGCCTCTAGAAGCTTTAGTTCTCTGTATTCATCATCTAATTCTATTAACTCATAAAAATCTTCTGCCGAGAGGCTCATTAGGTATCACCTAACTTTTTTCTTAACTCCTGACGTCTTTTTTCTCTTTCCTCTGCTGTCATAGCTGATAGCTCTTTTCCTCCAGATGTGACATCAATATCTTTCTTATCCTTCCATTCCTCTGGCTGACGATTTTTTAACCAGAATATTTGAGCAGTTACATCAGGTTTTACTTCTTTAGTTACTACTTTTGTTGTAATTAATTCTTGACCAACTACTTTACCTTCTCCATCATAAACTTTAACTCTCTCTTTGGTAACTTCGTTGTATTTGTATCCGTTAGCTCTTTGATATAAACTATCTTTGACTCTGAAATCTGCCTGTTTCTTGGCTCTTTTTAAGGCCTCCGAAAACTCCGGAAATTTATTCTTCCAATCATATAGTGTGGTTGTACCAATCCCTAACCTTCGTGAAATTTCATAGTCAGTTAATCCTTCTTTAGCCCAGCTCTTAACCTGATCTAGATTTACATCATCATATTTACTAGGTCTGCCACCTTTATTAGCTTTTTTCTTTTTATCCTTTGGAGGATGTTGCCAACATCTCCACTCCTCAGGAGCGTCATCGATAGAGAATTCTTTATCTCTAGTACATCTAGTACCATCATTCTTTTCTCCAGGACATCTTAATACTACAGTTTCCTCTTTACTCACTGGCAACACCTCCTTTTTTAAAATTACGCATTATTACCTAGAAATTTTATCCACTAGATGATATAATATGAATTGAGCCCTGCAAGAATAACATACCAGGAGTTGATAAAGATGGCCAAAACTAGAGATGGCAAAAAAGTTGTACCTGTTGAACCATACAAAAGGCGTAAGCCTGGTGGTAAATACAGAGTTGTTCCTGTAAAAAGGCATAAACGTTCAACGCCTAATTAAGTTTTAGCTTAATGTTCCGCTCCTGAGCTAGTTCAAACTCTCCACAATTGCAGGGTTCGCCTATCCAAAGTTCATGTCATTATCTCGCAATACCTGGAACAAAACTCTTCCGATTTTCTCGACATTATCTTCACTATGTAATTCTTCACTAAAACCAATATAATCTAATATACCATGTACTACTTCATGAATTAATACTTCTACTTGTCTCTGTTTATCAATATTATCAGCGATATATATTTTACATTCGAAATTATCTAATTTCCCTATACAACCTCCGGCATCCAACTCTTTTCCATCACCTTCGACCAACCTAATCTTATAATCAATTCCACCAATTTTAATTTTCTCAGGTATTTTCAAATATTTTCAACCCCTTTTAAAGTATAAAAGCTCTACCAGGAGTCCGTGCAATTCCCAATAGAGCTTAGTCAGATATTGAAATATTTAATTGCTTTAATTTTGAAAACTTCTTATTATATATTATATCACCAGAAGGTGTATAAAAGGTGTATGAAAAGTGTATGATTTAAGATGCTATTTTCATATGGTCTGCTATGTAATCAATGATATCTCTCTTCCGCTTTTTTATTGTATCCTCAGCCCAGCCTAATTTTTGAGCAATTTGATTAATCTTATGGTCGTGTTTATAAAATAAAAATAATATTTTTCTATGTTCTGAATACTTTGCATTCTTCTTAGCACTATCCATAGCTAATTCTAATTTCTTCTTAGCTAGCTTCAACATTTTATATCTTCTTCTAGCAGTTGCTCTTGGATTAAAGACAACTCCAATTCCAAATCCACTACTGTAAGAACCGCTTCCTCCAGAGTTAAGAACAATACTCTTATCTGTTGTTTGAGCTGTTGGGGCTTCCTTGGCTTCTATTCTTTCAGATTCTATTCTGTTGTCGAGTTCTCCAGTTAAGTACCATTCGATCAATATTCCTAACATCTTTCTAGTCTCTTTGTCTATCTTAACCTGATTCACTTTACCCGCCCCCTAGTTTTTGATATAATTATGTTAATGAGTGATATATTTCTAGGGCGGGCTGAGAGCTCGTCTTTTTTCTTTTTACTTTATTCCTCTATTATTTCTGCTGCTCCAATATGCAAATTGATGTTGATCTAAATATTTTTCATTAACTAATCTTAATAATTCTTGTTCATCTCCACTCTTTCCACATCTAATACATTCCCACTTACCTTTTTTAATTTCAATTTTAGCAGTTCTTCTATTACACTTAGGACATATGACCATCTGTTCTGGATTGTATGGAATGCCTTGTCTTTCACATATTAGTTTAGTAATTTTTAAGCTCACCCCTACCGCGCTCCTTTCCAACCTCCTATTCATTATAAATTATAGGAACTAAATGGTATTTCTCGCAGAATGCTTTATCTCCAATATTATGAATTTCTTGATGATGTTTTTCATAACAGAGTGGTAACTTTCTTTTCTTACTATCATCTAAAGTTTTCCTGTTATTGCCCATGCCAATTGTGTCCACATGGTGCGGGTCTCCTGAATACTCTTTACCACAAATGCAGCAGATTTTCTTTTCTAAGCAAAGTCTTATATAATCTTTGGTGTTTTCAAATGCATCCTTAGGATCATCACTTAACGACACACCATATTCAAAAGCAAATTCGATTAGAAATTCTATAAAGTCACTGGCTAGCTCCTTACTGCAGTTTGATAAACTGAACATCTCATACTGATTATCATAACAAAATCGATTCTTCATTTCTTGCTTCATAGATTCTGTGTCATATCCTAACTCTTGGCCTATATCTCTAAACAGAGCATATATCTTTTTTCTTTGTGAACCAGATATTCGGTTCAATTCTTTTTCTCTTTCAACTGCATCTATATCAAATGTAACTACTAATGGCATATCCTCAAAATTGTATAAATGCTTAAGGACTTCTCTTTTATTTTCATCATCAACTTCTAAAGTGATTTTCATTCCTTTTTTAAGAGTTCTAGTTGTATCTATCTCAGCAGGAAACTGCATTATTTATCACTCCCTAAACTTCAATCTCTTCAAATTCAGTTATTGCATAGCACTTTGGTACATTATTAGTTTCTATTTTCCATTTCTCAAAAGTATCACATAACATCTCTTCTAATCTGCTTACATCTTTGCTGTTGATATTTTCATACCATTTATCTGCTAAATCAATTCCAACTTCACTGCTCAATGATTCCCATGCTCGTTCTAAAATACTATCTACATCAATTGCGCTAAAAACAGGCTCTTTAGTTTTACCAATATAAAAACGATTTAAACTCCTGTTTTTAGCAACACATTCACCCTCTTTCACTGCATTTTTTTTACTTTCGAATAATTCATAATTCCAAAATCCATCTTTGTTTAAGTTGAAAGTCCATTTACCAAATTTATCTTCGCTTTTTTTACATGGTGCATATCTAACAGAATTTACTTTTATTCCATCACAAAATATATCTTCGTCTTTAATCTCGCTTTTATCACAGTCAGCACAAAACTTTTCTTTCCCTAAGTTACTCACTTAATCATCACTCCTTATTTTTTTTGATAATATAACAACTATTAGGCTTTCCTGCTTCCCAAAACTCAAAACTAACTTCATTGCCATATTCTATTTTCTCTACTTCGTTCATAAATTTTGTTTTATCTTCATCATCTAATTTATAAGGCACTAACTTTAATATTTCTAAACCATTTTCACATATACCAACCAAACAACCGTCAACATTGTCATCTTCTTTTTTAACTTCAAACATTAATCATCACTCCTTATATTCGCTTCCTAAGAAAAATCCTGTTAAGAATATTAACAAAGTAAGAACCATCGAAAACCCTAATTTCAAAAGCATATTAATCCTCCTTCATTCAATTGATTTCTTCCAGTTATTTCCCGGTTACACCTAAAACACTTCTGTTACACATTAATTAATGTTGGCGATGGCAGATTGAGGGTCTACCATCGCTCTTTTTTATGCTGATTTTTTCATGCTCTCCAGACACTCTTGGCAGATAATCTTATTCTTGAACTCATAGTCTCATCTGCACTTCCACAGAAAGTACAAGCCGGTTCGTACTTCTTTAAGATCACGTCTTCACCATCTACATAAATCTCTATACTATCCTTAGTCTCGATATTTAACGTCCTTCTCAATTCAATCGGTAACACAATTCTCCCCAAATTATCAACTTTTCTTACTATTCCTGTCGCTTTCATAATCATTCCCCTTTCTAATTTTTAATTATAATTTCTTTCCTACTTAACTGCTTGACCACTTTCTCTCTTTCTTCTTGATCCAGATCTCCAAAAACATCATCAATCACTTTCTCACCAAATGTAGCTGCCATTCTAGCATATTTAATCTGTTCTTTCGACTGATCATGTTCTTCCCATTCATCTGCTCTCTCACGTAAGTAATCCACAAATGCTACTATTGCAAAGACTTCTTCTTTCTTACGCTTATTTATATAAGCCATTAAAATGCAACTGCCTGTAACTTGCCTGGAGACTCATTGATCATGTTTCCAGGGTTATTCATCTTAACTTTTGATTTACGATTAATTGCTGAAACTTTAACCACTCTACTAGTTCTGATTTCCTGCTGAAAATAACTCTTCCGCATACTTTCTAATCTCTTTGGTGCTGATCCATGACTCCTGATTGAATGAGAATGTCCGCAATTCTCACAATATAACCAGTCTATATTATTAAATCTATCTACTAAATAGATCTCTTTCCCACATCTTGGACAGTACACTTTCCCCACTCCTCTCTTCTACTTGCTAGTTTTTGTTGGTGTTGGTCTATAAATTGCTCTATTAACTCTTTTCTAATCTTTTTACTACCTCTGTCATTTTTCATGACCAAACTTACAAAACAACAAATACAAATATCTATCAATGCTTCCACATCACTTTTCAACCTTGAGGTACAAACTCTGTAAAAACATTCTCCAGCTACATCATATATTTCTTTCTCTCTTTGATTTACAATTGAAATTAATCTTTTGATATTAGCAGTCCATTTCTCGTTATACTCAATTTCTAACAAACCTATCGCTACTTGGGCTAGATCTAAATATTCACTAGCTAACTCTTTCCAATTACTTTCTGATCTTGCTACAACTATTTCACGAAATTCTTCTCTTAACTTCTCACGCTGCTCTTCTGCTGTTGTACCTTTTGGATATGCTGGCTTTAATGTGATCATCATTCTGCATCACCTTCAGCTTTAGCTATTGCTTGGTTAATTAATTTTATCGTTTTGCAACCTGTATCTGGTTCGTCTGGTACTGTTATATAGCCTAATTCTCTACCATTTTTAATAAATCGTTTGACTCTTTTTAATGCTCCTAATAATTCTGGTGCAGCTGCTATTAATTGAGCATTAGCTTTTTGTTCTTCCTCAGGTAAATGTCCGTTTTGTCCACAACAATAACAATCTGCTACAACTAAATTATCTTTCATGACATACATATAAAATTCTTCGTCAACCTTCCACGGACCAGGTGTATGCTTACTCACTCTTCTCACTCCTTCCTAAATCTTCATCATACAATCGATAAGCAGTACAAATATCGAGATAACAAAAACTATTACTTTCAGTCGCAAGTAACTAATCTGTTTTACTTTTCTTTGCATAGCTCTATGTGTCTTCATGATTCGCTCCAGATGCAATAACATAGCTTCATTCCAAAGATCAAAGTAACCACCACAATAGAAGTAACTAATTATCACTTTGTTCACCTCCTAAAACGGAACTTCTATATCTTCTTTGCTTTGTGGTTCACTATTGTTACCTGGTGCCTTATCATTGTAATCTAAGAATTGAATATTATTAGCAACAACTTCAGCTACTCTTCTACGCTGTCCCTCATCAGTTTCATAACTTCTAACCTGTAATCTTCCTTCTACAGCTACTTGACTTCCTTTTGCCAAATAGTTAGCACA